TACATTTCTCCAACTACTTGCTACATAAATCTTTGCCATATTATTATTCCTTTTTTATCTTATTATACGTTATTCAAATTCATCAAGTTCGTAAGAATCCTCGACGATTTCTTCTACTTCTTCTAAAAAGGCATCTACCAGGTAGGGCTCAGTTACTTTCTTCTGCATTCCGTTCTCCATTACCTTTTCGTAACGGATCTTACATTCAAACCATGTGTGCATTCCCATAATTATTTGTCTTTTTCAGGTTCGTCAATATATTTATCTGCAAAACGGTCAAGCGCTTTGATACACTTGTCCGGAAGCTGCTTTGCCGTATCATTCGTCTTGATATAGTCAATCGTGCCACCGACACCATAGATATAAAGCAGCTCCTTGGTCGTCGGAATAAAAATATTCGCCATTGCCGCTATTACACCACAGACAACAAAGCGCTTCAACCATTTGAAGAATACGTGTGCGCTGTCCTCATCATCGATTACATCACCCTCCGAAGCTGCCAGGACAAGCAACATACCAAGGACAATTATCAAAGCTACAATCCATACGACCATCAAGGCGGTGGACAGGTTACCAACTACGGTCATCCAATAAATTTCATTCATAATGTAAAAAAATTAAATTATTAATATTTGAGGTTATTTTTTCTCTTCTCAGGTTCTTCATATTTCCAGCCGTTAAGCCGGTAGCATTCTTTGCGTGCTTCTTCACTGGTGGGGAATTCACCAACCTTGTCTACCGTGACGATATCCCCTATCTCCAACCAGTGATAAACTGCCCACCGGCTACCGACGGGAGCATATGAGTATTTAGGACGCCTGATCTTCTTTCTTTGGTTCCACATAGAATGTTTCATCTTGTACTACGACCATACCACATTTAGCCAATTTTTCTGCTACCTCTTCCTTGTCGTCGTCACCGCAGCGATCTATCAGCATCTTGATGAAGGCAAGGAGACAGTCTGAGTCGTCTCCGAAGTTTTCCTGGGTGGAGAACTGGGTCTTGTCTACATCTTGTTTCAGCCGGCGTATAGCTGCTATCGCCGTGTTGAAATTGTGCTTGGCATCGTGACGCAGATCATAACCCTGCTTTTTCATTTCACTTCTCATGTCGAGGAGAAGAGTTTCTACGACATCTGTCAACACATACGTCAGGTTGAGAGTCGTATTAAGATCTGTTGTTCCTATTAGCATGATTTATGTGTTATAACATTAAACATTTCTTTTGCTATCTGACGTGTAAAACTTATCAAGATTCTCCTTTTGCTTGACGAACTTTCTTTGACATAGCATTTCAGATATACTGTTGGAAAGCTCCAAAGCCTTTATAGCTTCTTCATCGCCATCTTTAGCTCTTGATTCAAGTTCAGCACGATATTCCTCATAAAACAAGCCATTCGTCGGCTTGGCTTCTTCTGCATTGTGAGCTTTATGTTCGTTATATGACTGATTATCAGCAGTAGAGCAACGCTCTTTATTGTATTCCTTAAACCAGCTCATAATAACTTGACCGTCAATGCGATTATATATCTTGCCATACTTCATCTTCATAGCATTTTTAAAGCACAACTTGATATCGTCCAGTTTCATGTATGCATATTCCTCAATAATCAGATCTACGGTCATTGCAACTTGGACATCAGACATCGTTTCTGCTGCATTGAAGAATTCTAATGCGTCAGCTAGTAGATATACTACTGCTGCACGAGCTTTTGTCTCTCCAAGATTCTTAATTATAGTCCCAATCAAAGGTTCATGGGAAAGAAATACGTCTTCAATCCTTCTTGGATTCAGCGCCTTGCAGTATTGCTCCGGCGAGTTGCTTAAGGCGGCTAACTGACTCCCTTCTTGTTGTCGCAGTATCAGCTCGTTTTCCATTATAATTTCCCTCCAGTATCTTTGTATAATTAGCTTGTTTAAATATCCAATCAAAATCACATTTCCAGTTGTGGTCATTGCCCCCGAGGAGAAAAGAACTTTGAAGCACAAGGTTAAATACAGTTCTAATGCTTTCTTTGCCGTATTGGGCTATACGTGCTTTTACTGCTTTCTTCCGTGTTTCGGTCATTGATTTTATAGCCGGAAGCTTATCTCTAAACAAGCTATTATACCAATTCATCAAACCTACCCAATCAATTTTTTGGGAGTGGGACAAAGAAAGCTCGTCTTTCTTTTCTTCTCCGTTAGGAGAAGTTTCTTTATTATTTTCCTTTTCTTTTCTTTTCTTTCTATTTACTTTTACTTTACTTTTACTTTGTTCATTATCGCTATGATTAATTGAATTATTTGTGCAATTAATTGAATTGTTTGCACAATTAATTAAATATTCGGGGATAATAGTCGTTTCTTTGCGTTGATAAGTAGCAAGAAGAAATCTCTTTTGAATGCCAGAAGATGTGAGTATTTTATATTTCTCATAAAGTTCCTGATCGAAAAAACCAACCTGTAATGATTTTATCAAAACTTCTTTTACTGCGCCCTCGGAAACCCCAACTGTGTCAGCAATAACAAAAGGCAAATCTTCGTCCCACAAAATGTAATACCCTTCATCCTTGTAGATATTACACAGCAGGCAAATAAGTATAGAAGTAGATTGAGACCCACAGGCCCGTGATATCTTTCTTATCTTAACATCTGTAAAGAAACCAACATCCATAGGGAAATAATCTATTCCCTGCTTTGTAGGTCTTCCAGCCATAATATGTTTAATTAATACGCATGAATACAATTTCTCTTACTATCAGCGACAAAACGCCTTTTAAGCTTATAACAGTAGGCAACACGTGGATTTCCTTTAGCTGTGGGAACAATAGTTCCATTATTGCATTTTGCGCAAGTATCTGGGCGGATAACTTGCTTGTCTGATTTCTTTTTCATGATTAATATTGTTGTAGGGCTACTGGTAGGTAGCCCTGTTGGTTATGATGCTAAAAATACAGGTGGATAGTTCCTCTTTTGATATTGGTTTCTTAAATAGATAATCAGATTATCAAAACCGGTTATAAATCCTTCATTTATTAAATCTGCGACCTTCTTTTCAAGTTGCCACAATTCTCGTTGTTTCTTTTCGTCACCGAATTTATTGCGAAGCATTTTTTCATGTTGATTAAATACAACCCAATTCAAAGCTTCACCAATCTTTTGCATGGCTTTCGGCATAAAGTCTTTGGGGACTATCTTCATAACAGCAGATGAAAGTTCCTTGTAAGCGTCACCTGCATCATTGCGGTAACGGATCATTTCGTCTTGAACGAACTTTAACACCTTAACCTTGAATGCAGGATTTAACCACATGGCAAAATCCAAAAACATGAGAGGTGTCATATATGTACCTCCGTTTTTACCTCTTGTTACCACAACAATAGATTTTGGAAAGTTCTTATAATCATCACTTTCCAAAAGGTGGGAATTCCCGTCTTTAAATTCAGGCTCTTCCATAAGAGCTTTAACAAATTCTTTTGTTTCTTTTAGCCTAAGATAGTCACCTATCTTTTTAATATTATTCTTATTAGCTTTATTCCACTGTGCAAGCAAGTTTGTACAGTCAAATTTACCATCACAAGTCCGTTGGATTATTTCAAAATCTCCCATCGGACGAACCATAATTTGATTTGTCTTCATATAATTAAATTTTAGATTACTCTTCTAATTTCGTTAGCTCGTTGTATAACACGTATATCGTCCCTACATCCGCTTTAAATAGTTCTAGATTATCTTCGTCAACGCAAGAGGCGTAATTAAATAGAAGATTTACTAGCTCAGAGGCGATTTGTTTAGGAGTTCCTACTTCGTTGAAGAACTTATTCAACTCTGAAAGATCGTATTGCTTGTTGGGTATCATAGCAAACCTCCTTTCTTCACTGAAAGAAAACACACGATAAACGGTACGACAAATAAGAAGGGATTAATGAAAGTGAGGACTAACATTAATAGTACGGATGTTGCTTTTACGTTAGCAACTAACGCAGACTTATGGTTACTATTATTCGCCTTAACTCTGATTTCATTGTTCGTTGGCATTTTCACGCTGAAATTTGAGTTATGTATATAAAGAAAGCCGTTAGACTTCCCATTCGCGCCAACGAACAAAACAGCAACCATTACGATTAGCAGTTCCGTGAGGGAAACTAACGGCTTATATCTTTCGGATATAACTTACATTAGGGTATAAAAAACACCGCTAATAGTAATGAGTATATGTCTGTTCGTTGGCATGAACACCGCAAAGATACACTCAAATTTCAAAATACCAAATGAAAATCTTATTTTTCTGCTAAGTAACCATTCACAACTTCTATAAATTCCTCCAAAGACCGGCAGACAACATACTTCGCTCCTATACTATCAAATTCCTTTTGATAGGCTTTTTGGTGATCGCTTTGTCTCCCTGTCTTAGTCTTTAATTCAATTCCCATAAAAGGATAATACTTGTTAGGGATTAACATAAGTAAGTCAGGGAAACCGGCACGTACTCCCATCTGTTTAAACTTTGCAGCTTCGATAGCATTCCGTTTACCGCCATTAGGAGAATGATGCAACCTTAGCCTATATTGAGGATATTGTAAATCGAACCAGCAAACACAAGCTCTTTGCAAATCATCCTCTTCATGTTTTGGCTTCTTGCGGATGTTTTTACCGCAGTACTGGGCTTTCATTTCTTCGAATGTCATGGCAACCTTTCTCCTTACTCCTTTGGAGTTTCTTTCTAGTTTTACGAATCATATCTTCATCTCTCAAATTGTACCCTCTAATGAGGATTTCTGACGTTTTCAAGCACCGGACTATCGTCTGGTATTCTTGTTTGGTGATTGTTATTTTCATGTGGGGCAGTTTAGGAGTCGAACCTAAATAATTGCATTTGCAATACATAAAGCACTTCGTACGCTTTCTTTATGCTCTCTTTACCATTGAGAATACCTCCCCATGTTCGCCCGCCAATCTTCACAGACAAGCAGGCTGGGGTAAAAAGGTTAACAAAGCTATTCCTTTGCTTCATAAGGATATACATCCATAATAGGCGTTTCAGACACAGATGCTATTTGATAATCTGCCATCGTCCCCTTCATGCCTTCGTCTAGCTTCTTGACAGCATCTCTTAAATTGGAAGCCTGAACAAGTACATGAGTAGATGTTTTCTTTTCAGCACCGCTTTTTTCATCAAGCGTGATAAATACCAATTTGCATTTAAACCAGCGATCAGCCGATTCTTCTTCAGAAAAGAATATCTCCGAATAATTAGCTCTCTTTATATCAGAAACTGTAAACTCCCCACTGATAAAGGGTGTCATTTCTTCAATACATTTACCTTCACTCTCTGTGAAAGACAGAGCATCAAACAAATAAGGTTCTGTAACCTTTTTCTGCATTCCATTTTCCGCTACTTTCTCATAACGGATTTTCACTTCAAACCATGTGTGCATCATAAATAACTATTTTTATACAAATTCTTTGTTTCTTCCAACTTCAATTTCCATCAGTTGTATTAGTCGTTCCTCGTTTGGGGCAGGGAGATATACAGAAAAAGCTTCATTCATTACAGACCAATTTCTCCATCTTTCTATAGATAGCGACATTTCTCTCGTGTCAAGCTCGTAAGTATGCCTTATGTATCTCACTTTCTCACCGGCTATTTCTTTATCTACAAAATAAATGTCCTTGTTTATTTCCTTATATATTGACTCTGCTTCATCATTTGTATATCCTGTTTGCGTAGCCCAGTATCCAATAAGAAGCCATAAATAAGAATTTTGATTCAGGCTTCTTTTAGGCTTCTTTTCTGTTAATTCTACTATTTTCCCGTTTTTAACAAGCAAAGCGGAACGAGATTTAAACTGTTCCGCTTGTAATGGATTAGAAAGATCGTACAACATGATTTATAATTTACTGTAAATCATTATTAGCCATGATATTATCATATAGATTCCTGATATGATATATCTGTCATCACGCTTTCCTCTAAAATTTATCAGAATAGCTATCGCCAACACTGATAAGGCACATAACCGCATTGCTAACATAGGTCAAAAAGGAAGGTCGTCATCAGGTGAAACACTGGGAGCTGAATCAACCTGTTCCATACTTGGAGCACTTGGTTGTGGATTATAAGTTTGCAAGTCACCCAAGAAGTAATTTACCCCATCTTTTCTTTCTTCCTTTTTAGGAGAACAGGATACATAGTGTGTGTAAGTGTTACTTCCAAATGTAGCAGGTTCCTTACGCTCTCCTACCCATATATTCAGGAAAATACGCTCTTTACCATCTTTACACATTACTTTTTTCATCTGCTCACGGGGAATATCCGAGAGGCAGATGCTACCAAATAAACTACTCATATTACTTACTTTTTAAATGTTATACTATACGATGTTGTACTTTGTTTACATGGAGGATTTAAGGTAAAAACTTCTCCACTATCTTCGTCAATTTCAGTTTTAGGCTTAGAAATTGCTTTTAAAAAAGTCTCCCTGTCTTTACATTGCTGGTTTATTTCTTCCCTCTGTTTAATAAGACGACTATATACAGGATCATTGCAAATGGAAAAATCATATGTAACACCAATTTCCTTTATTTGAATTACTGCACCTAAATAGCTGGGAGACTCACCTTTCCCATATTTCTCGCATTCTTGTATTACTGCATCTTTTATGTTTTCATCCTTTAAAAACGTATTTATTGTTTCAGAAATACTTTTCATCTGAACCACTGCATCAATCGGATTTATATCACCATCAATAACTTTGGAAATAAAAGCATTAGCCATTTCTTTCTGTTCCGTCTTGGAAGATGGGATTCTGTTGATTATTAGTTTATTACTCATTGCAGATTATGATTTACTTTATATTGATAATAATTTTCGGAAATCTTATTTATGTCATCATTCGTACATCTATAATTCTTCTCTATCAAATTAATTATAGAAAAACGTTGTTTATTTTCTCTTGCAAAAGATTCATTCCTATAAATCCATTTCATCAAATCTTCTCTTCCGAGAAGAGAAGCGTTTAAAACTTTGCGATTATCATTTTCTATTTGTGATTTATTATACTTGGTAGAATCATTGTCCCAATACACATCAGCAGCCATACCCAAAGCCTTGCAAGAAACAGATATAGCGTCAGTTAAAGCCATTTTATAACATTCGTCTGACGTATATGCTCCATTCTTTTCGTTAACAACAAATGAAGCTCCTCCAACCCCCTGTATTCCTTCACTCCACTCACCATTATATTTGACGAAAAGGTTGATATGCACAAAGCTTGATATTTCTCCATTTGCACCTTGTTCATTCCACATTTTTATAATCTCATAACGCCAACCAAATCCGCAAGGGCCAAACAGTTCTGTTAGAGTTTTAATTCTCCACATAGGATTGATATCTGTCTTTCCTTTTAAACGACCTGCTGAAATTGTTTTTTTAGCATTGTCTGGAACTTGCCTTATCTTATCGTAAAGTTCAAGACAATTATCATTCCATTCCTTCATATCATATATTATTTAAAGTGGTTAAAATAGTTCCCGGATACCGAATCAACGGACACCGGGATTAAATCAAGATAATTTGCGGATAACCTCACCGCCATATGAATTTCTAGTTAGTTCTATAAACTCATAGACGGTAAACTTATCATTATCTACATCTATACCTTTATCCCTACAAAAAGACTCTCTCCCAGCTTTACAGCTCCCAGTAAGCACATGATGCCATATAAATAATTCCTTAGCAGAGTATTTTTTTGAAAAGTCAGAAAAATGCTCTTTAAACTTATCAATTCTTTCCTCTTCTGTACTATCATCATAAAGCTTTTCTTGCAAAGATTCAAATGCCTCGTGTAGAGTATTACCATGAGAAAACTGATCATTCCCTTTTACTATAAAACAAGGAGTAAGAGATAAGTCGGAACCGAGGATAAATCCTTTTGCAATGTTACCTTTTACATTTGTAATTATAGTAGGTATATTATCTACTATAGAAATAGTATTCCCATTTACAGATTTTATGCCATAGCCATCGCCAGAGCCATCGCCAGAGCCAGAGCCATAGCCAGAGCCAGAGCCAGAGCCATAGCCATCGCCAGAGCCAGAGCCATAGCCATAGCCAGAGCCATAGCCAGAGCCATAGCCATAGCCAGAGCCAGAGCCATAGCCATCGCCATAGCCAGAGCCAGAGCCATCGCCAGGGCCAGAGCCAGAGCCATAGCCATAGCCAGAGCTAATACTCAGAAACTGTTTTATTCTATCTTCCATCACCTTGCCCATGCTGAAACACTTTCGATAGATTTAACAGATTTATCTGAGCACGGAATAATCTCAATTGCATCCAAAATTTCTATCTCTGGAACCGTAACAGTGAATTTACATTCACCTGGACTAGTCGTACCATTGATCGCTAATTGCGATATGCTAGCAGCACCATCCCAATACCATAATCTACGACAATTTTCGAGCTTAACTTCTCTACCATTTCTTTCTACTAACTCTCCAAAAAATACACCGGAACGATCTCCTCTTACAATTACTTTCTTTTTCATGATTATATATTATTAAAGTGGTTAATCAAAAAGCCCCGAACAGCAAAGCCATACGGGGATAATTCAAAACTTAAATAGCGGACTGGATACCGCACGGAGTCCTTACTCCGGGATTATAGTTAAACAATAGATTATTGGCCTATAATCTCTCTCATTTCAGCTTTAGCCAATGGAGAAAGATTTTTTATACAATTACATTTAAAAGCGGCTGATTCTAGTTCAAGCACATCATAACGAACACCGGAACGCAACTTCCCATCGGCATCTTTGTATCTCTTTACTAGGCCAGCTTTTACCCATTTAGTAACATTTCCTTTGCCATATTGGATATGGGCTTTATTTTGAGATATAAATTGAGACTCTTGGAAAGAATTAATACGTTCCTCTCTACGCCCCATTTCTTTTGCATAGTCTATCAAATTATATATGAACTCATCCGGAAAAGTATGTTTCATAAATTATCCTTTCTACATTATTGTTTTATTATTTAAATTTGATATTAAAAACTAACATTTAATTGCTATCTACTTTAGTTCTCATAATGCGCATCACTGTTTTTGCCGTAGAACGGACATTAAAGCACCTCATGTCTATTTGAAAATCAGGTATTATGGCAATAATAAAGAACAACATAGAAAAGAATAACTCAATACCATGCTTCCTTATCTCCTTCAAATCAAAATTCCTTTTTGCTCGATCACATAACAGGAATAAAGTAAGTTCTACATTATTATTAATACCTAACTTTCTATGAATATCTCTTATCTGTGCTTTGATGGTCCAACTGATTTTTTGAGCAAATTGGCAATTTCATCCGGCGTCTGTCCTTTTGCCACTTCATTAGCTACTTGGTATTCACATTGCGTTAGAGTTGCCATCACGAGACACGTTTTATATTAAAAAATTTAATTTTACCTTTAAAATATTTATCCCCATCGGTCTCTATTTCAATTCCCTTCCTTCTCAATCTGTAACGAGCAGAGCTCATCACGCAGTCATAGAAATCATCTGGGATTCTAGCTTTCTTTCCTATATCCATTCTGGAAATAGAATTTACCCAGTCGCTTGTTATTGTTTTTATTCTTTCTCCCATAATATTAATTATTTAATTGTTAGTGGACAGTGAAGGATTTGAACCTCCTTTTCATCCGTACAGATGCGTTTTAACCAAGTAAACCAACTGCCCGTTTGCCTGTATCACGTTAGATACAGGACTTTACATCGAAATACAACGGATATCACTATTCTCACGAACGACGATATCACCTCAAAGTATATTTTTATTATTTTCATTTTTTTATTTAAAAAGGGATGCACTATCTTCACAGACAATACACCCCGAACACACAAACACAAAATAAAAAACACGCAAAACAAAAAGTTTTTAAGTAGCTAATTACTCTTCTCTCTCTAGTCTCTTTTAGTTTTTCTCTATGCACACTTGACACAATGCAAATGTGACAAAAGAAAGCCAAAAAATAACATTTAATTCATTTGCGAACAATATTGTCATGGCAAGAGATATTGCCCAGATTGTTAATAATGGAGTACGTTTCATATTATATATGTATTAGTTAGTGCCCGCACCTTGATCCGATCAAGACTCACGCAAACAGTGCAACTGTCTGTGCGGGCTATATATTAACTTACTCACGTTGCTTCCTTCCGCTCATATCATCGCTGGTTGGCTATTACGCTATACTTCGCATCGGCTATACTGCTTATCTGCGCAGGCTACTTTAACGTGCCCTGAACACGACTTCATTTTTGAGGGTTAAGCCTCCCATCCCGAATTAGGATTCATCGGTTTACCGTTGTGCCCTGAAAGCGTTTCGCTCGCTTCTTTCGTAGATTCTAACCTAACAGAGCCACTTGTTTACTTATCAAACTTAAAACGTAAATTATCACATCCTTTTGGGACTTATTGATGGCAGTCAATTGTTGAGCTGTCACTTCATCTACTACTGCCAATTTTCTTATATACTTTCGAGTGAAAGCTAACCCCTCTTTTATCTCTTCTGTACTCATAATCACCTCCAAGAACTATCATAATTGACATATTTATCAGCAAAGAATGCTTTCAACACATTTCCCTGTTTTGGTTCAATCGTTCTCGGATTCAATGATGCTACATATTCATCCATTTTGAGGCGAGCGTCCACCCAAGAAGTACGCAAGGCAGATTTCAGAGAATAACCATACTTGTGAACGTAAGCCCAAGCTCTTTGCATGATGGCTTTCATGTTATACTTACCATTTCTTACAAGTTCATAATCTCTAGTTTTCATTGCCTTACCTATTTTTAGTTATGTAAATAATTTGCTTTTCTCGTTCAAACTTTGCACCTTTGCGATGTTGATTGATTGATTGACAATGCAAATATACAGAATTATTCTTTTCAACAATGCAGAACATTAAGAAATATTCTGTATTAAACATTATTTAACCATTATGTCGGATTATACATTATTATATATAGCTATGGATTTGAAAGACTTTGTCAGCGAAACACTGAAAGAGATAATTGCAGGCGTTAAGGAGGCGCAAGAATACGCAAAAGAACATGGAGCGATAATTAACCCTACTAAATTTGGGATTGTCGCACCAAAAGCCATAATGAATAAAGATAATGATGAGGTGACATCCATACAGCGTATTGACTTCTCATTATCATTGCAGCAATCTTATGCGGCTGACGGGAAGGTAAGCATAGGAGTTCTTGATATAGGAAAGATAGAAGGAAAATATGAAAATATTAAAGACAACAGGGTAAATTTCAGCGTTTTAATTACACTCCCATGTGGCGATACCCATTAGGAAGTGCATTGGCATTGAACTTCCCCTTTTTGATATAATCAGAAAGTTCTTCTGAAATTCGTATGGCTGTTTCAGCTTCTGTATTGTTCCCTACAAGATTGCTATTCAAAACCATTAGAAGCACTCTTTTCCTTCTTATCTGAGCGATGCGATTCTTGAAAATAGAAAATAGTTTCATAACAATAAAAATAAAGCGACCACCTCCAAAGTTGCGGTTGGAAAGGTCTAATAAAACAAAATACCGCAATATATAGTTATTTGAAAAAAAATATCCGCAATAGGTTGCAGCTACTACGGATATCATATATTAAACCTCTAACGAGGAAGTTTAACCACTTTGTCTCTGTAACATCTGCAACTTGTCACAGCACAAAGATACAGAATTATTCTTTATGGAAAAGGAAAAAGTCATTAAAATAATGGGCGAGATAATATCTTATCTCAAATTAAACCCTAAACAATTTGCAGAATCTCTTGGGTTTGATAGACCACAGGCAATATACGACGTATTAAATCCTTCCAAAAAGGTTGGAATTAGTAAAAATATGGCGGAAAAGATAAGCTCTAAATATCCTTATATAAATAAGGCATATCTTCTCACTGGAGAAGGCAACATGATAATAAAAGAAAATAAAGGTAACGTAGCTCAAGAAAATACAGGAGTAATGAATTACTTAACTATGCCCGAATCCGGGACCCAAAAAATTATTAAGCCTACCGGAGAGGTTGAAATACAGCGACTAGACCCAAGCGACAAATCAAACTCGGGCGAGCTCGATAGGCTACAACAGCGTATTCAAGATTTAGAAAGAATTATATCTGAAAAAGACGCTACAATAAAGTCTAAGGATGATTTAATATGTGTGTTGAAAGAAATGCTCAATAGGCAGTAAGTGTTAGGTTAAGGTTATGTTTTATTTGTAAAATTATACAACAGGTAAAATACGAAAAAGTTCAATAAAAACATCATATAAAACAAGAATTTATAAGACAAAAGTCATTATAAACAACAATTAGATATATTAATCAACTATGATAGATAAATGATCAATATTATAACATAAAATATGTTTGATAGATAAACAAAAAAAGCAGCATAGAATTCCATCTATGCTGCTTATCAAGAAATATAAAAAAAATATTTAAATCATATATTATAGACAACAAAAAGGTCTAACCAAATACATAATCTAGAACTTTACGATTAGCACGATCAATGCGGCTCCAATCTTTCTTTATATAAGTATCAGTAACGTCATGCCCGGATTTATGATTAAGACACATCGCAACATCATCCATTGATATACCACATTCATTTCTAGCAATAGTAGCCCAAGAATGGCGGGCTGCATAAAGAGTCAAATCAGGTATCCCTAATTCATCTCCTACTTTTTTCAAATGAGCATTAACCTTATGAACAAACTGTTTATGCGTAGAATATCTCACAAAAAAGTTAAACGAACGATCTCCTAATGAATCTTTATATCTCTCTAAATACGGCAATAACTCAGGCTCAACATTAATTGAAATAAAAGCCCTATCACTACGCCTGTTCATTGTTTTTCTACGTTCATATTCCAACCGTCCCTTATTAGGAATACCCAAATAGTACATATCCACAGAATTCATTCCAACCATAATAAAAGACATAATAAATACATCTCTAGCTATCATTACTCCAGTCATATTATCGGGAACACTATAAGATTTTATTGCTCGTATTTGTTCAGCAGTTAATGATCGTTTTCTAGTAACTGGATTTTTCGGAATCTTATATTTGATAAATGGATTGTGAGCAATACGTATTACCCCTAAATCCTCATCATTGTACTCCAATTTTGCTCTATTAAATATAGTCTGTATTTTAGACGTATATAACCTAACTCCTGAATCAGAGATATTACCTATACCACGTTTTGAGGGCAGACTTCTCAAATACTCATCATATTTCATAAGAACTGATGAAGTTATGTCAGAAAACTGTAGGTTCTTATTGCCTATAAATTCCTCAAATTTACGTACTGCAATACGATAATTTTCCCCTGTTCGCTTACCTTCTTTTAGCATTTTATCAGCAAAAGAATAGCCGAAATCAAAAAAATTAACCCCATCCGGCTTGTTTGAAAGTTTCTCCTTCATCAACTCACACAAACCTTTTGCCGAATAAAGGTCTATCGCATGTCCTAACTTGGATAGTTCTTCCCTAATTTTCAGAACATCAATCATTACCTGATCATATATAGGATTATTTCGTTCTTTCAACTCGAAAGTTTTTTTATTAATCGAATCCAAATTGACATAATGGGAAGTTGCAATATAAGAAGACTTTCTATCATGCGTAATTCTGATCTTGACATTCCAAGTATCATCTTCTCTTTTTTGATGTTTGAGGATAACTATTTTTACTGTAGGCATCGTTGTAAAACAATTATTTTATTATTCCTTGTTTTCGTAAAACATTCGTAAAACAATTGCGCAAATATAGCAAATTAAATTAGTAATGCTATACTTGCGCAAAATAAAGAATAATAGCCTATTATACGTAAACTGCTATAAACCCTTGAGTTCCTTATATAATTTTTGTATTGGTAATCCCATTATATTGTAATAACGCCACAACCACAACAAACAACTGTTAAACAAGCAATTAGCAAATAAAACAACCACCACAGTAAAACTATAGTAAAACAAAAGAGTATTTTAGGGAAAAAGCATCTTATTCGGCCGCCTTTCTCAATCCCTCCAATTTCTCTCTAAATTTCCGGAACATGTCAATCGTCGGGTAAAACGTCGGATTCTCCCAGTTCTTAGAGATCATCTGGATCATCGCCTCTATATGACTTTTGCAGTCTATTACTTTGATGCATTTATCCAAGACCAGTCCGCCTTCCGGGTAGGTCTTGTTATTTAGGGTATCCTGCGCCCATGAGAGCAACTCTCTGATTGATTCTTGGTCGTATTTATTATCTTCTGCCATCTTATTGAGTTATTACTAGCTTTATATTCAAAAAGTCCAAGATCTTTTCAATCTTTTCTTGTCCTAAATTCGTTTTTCCGTTAAGAAACAAGGACATGGTACTCTTTGTTACTTCTACATGCTCCGCAAGATCCTTTGATTTGACATTGCGGAGTTTCATTGCTTCTTTGACCGATTCTCGTATCATGCAATTTCGTTAATAGAATATACTGATTTATCTAAACGTAATTCCCTTGTAATTATCTCTTTCCATTTAGGATCAGGAGAATGAAACACGATAATGGCACAATCATGAACACCGATAGATTGCTTATATTTTACCGTAAACTCACCGTCGAATTTTTCCCAATCTTCAGGTGCTTCATTCCAAAATATTTTTTTGCATTGATTCAACGCTCTTTCTCTACCATTAGCAACATTGGTATCTGCATTCTTGTAAATAATTTCAATTTTAGAATCCATAATTATACTTTTCGTTATTTATTTAAATTATATTCATCCGCTATACTCCATTCAAACGACGGATATAGCGCCTTATTTTCCTTTATTGTTACGTGTGCTGGGCAACCTTGTGCAGCTAAAATTGACAGATGCTTAAGCTCGCTCATATCATCAGATGTTAACGTAATTGTACTACCTACACCTTCTAAAGGTTTGTCAAAACAAATTTGTGATGAAAACTTATGCTTAGGGCTTCTTAAACTGTTATTATTCATATCCTTATAGATTTATTGATGATTATTTTTATTATTTGTAATATGCAATGTATAATGGCTCCTCGTTAGTATTCCAAACTTTGTAAATCGCACATCCATTCTCTTTTTCTTCAGAGAGCTCTTCACATCCATAACCTTCTTCTTCCAAATCTTCTACTTCCGCAATCTCTTTGCCATCCTTATTTACAACGCTTGCTATCCACTCCCTTACCTCGACGTCGTTAGCGTACATTATACCAGCTCCGTAAACAAAAGCAAAGTCATTACTCATTACAAAATCTACTAGATCATTGCAGTTAATTGTTTTCATATCTTTATTTTTTTAGTTGTTATTACTTTGTTTCTTATTTTGATGTTACAAAGATACAAATAGTTTTTGTAATATCAAACTTTTAAGGCTAGAAAGTTTCGGTCATATCAAACTTTAACATTTGGGCATAAAAAAGCCCGGCATGTTGTATACCGGGCAATTCCATTATAAATACCATACTAAGGATTATTGATCTTCATTTATCTTTTCGTCCAGCTTCTGGTGTTGTTCTTCTTTTGCTATAGCTATTTGGCGGCTAATCTCATCTAAAATAGATTCAGTAACCCGATCAACCATTGAATCTAATTCGTAATTAGAGATATTGCACAAATTGTCATCATCAAGTTCTGAAATATTAAATATTTGCTTGCTTGAAATTCCTCTTTTATAATACATTGTTTCCATACGTCATTTTATATAATAGTTTGAGAAAAAATGATGATTCAAATCTGGTTGAAAATAATGTTTTCTTTTAATCCAAACAAAACCGTCACTCTTTGATATTATCGCGACATCAACAGGTCCTCCTACGGTTTCCTCAGAAGACATCATCCGTCTTTTTAAGAAAGTTAGGGAAATAAGACTTTCTGCCATTTCTGCCATATCTTCCTTCTCTAAGTAGGCTACAGTATCAACAAGTGGGGAAATATATTGTTTACCAATTATATTATTTATAGCTTCATCAAATACTTTTCTTATTCCTGAAATATCCAGCTTTTCTATGGCTGTAGATAATATTGAATCTCCATTATTTGCTTTTATCGTATTAGAGACTAGCGTTGAATATGCGTTTAACGATTTAAAAAACAGGTCACTTACAAAGTGCTTAACACTGGGATCGATACCTGTCAAAATGGTCTCCATAACATCAGTTTGAGCAAAAGGGCAAATCGCAGCCATATTATTTTCTGATATAACTGCTTCTGACTGTTTGTCATAAGAGTATTTCAAAAAACCATCAAAAGCTGTTGAAACATTGATAGATTTTAATGATGGGAAAATATCAAATTTACCATAACCAACAAATACCAATCCTGTATATCCTAACAGATTGAAACTAGACTTCAAAAATGAAAAAGCTGTTTGTTTTGCATGCTCGTATAATTCCGGAGAAGCTCCTGTATGATTTACGATATAATTATATAATTCATCAAGTATATCTATAGAGTACTTTTCAAATTTTTCAAAGGTGTATGATTTTAACCCTTCACAAGGTTCTGATTTATCCAATTTTTCTTTTAAAGAAGATAATTCGTCTTTAATCGTTTTAAAAAGATAAGGCTTATTAGAGTCTGTGACTTCCCCACCAATTATAGCTATCGCCTTTCTTTCTATATCTTGATAAAGCCTAAAAATATGCATACGAAGGACTTTTCTTTGGAAACCTTCACTACAGAAGAAAGAATTATCAGATAAAAATTTAATGAAATCCGAAATGTAATCCGAAACAGAATTAAAATCCTTTTCTTTTAAATTGTCCCTATATAGTTTGACAATCACATCCCAAGGAGTCCCTAAAAAAGACGAAGAACTATATATCATTACCGCTATGGGATGATATTTGGATATTGTTATTATTTTATTGGCTTGATTTAGTACTTTACGTCCTAATGTTCCATTTATTGTTGCTGCGCTATCCGCAGCTACAGCAACTGCATGTTTATTTAAAACTCCAACTATCGCTGTCATATATTATAAAATTGGTGTACACAAAGATATATAATCTTTTTATTTCAAACAAATATAATTCAAAATCTAATATATTTTATATACATAACAATATAACCCTCGCAATAATCACAAAGGGAATCAGCCAATACAACCACCTTTCTAGGCGTTCCATAGCATCACAAGCAGGAGCCGGCAGAAATCCGAGTGATACCGGTCGTCGGCCTGTGAAATCAAATCATCTATGTAGTCTTTTTCTCTCATTTTCGCCTGTTACATATATTTCTAACAAAATGCCCCTTAATATCTTCGACATAAGTTTTTCCTGCAATGTTCACACAAGAAGTTCTTCGCTATTGGGAACATCTTCTGACCTACCTCGCCGGAAAGATATTGGGCTTCCTCCCCATAGGGATCAATATTGAACACCTGTGAGATATGCCGGCACAAGTGCCCTTTTTCGTGGTCCCATGAGTTTTGGAACTCTCCCGGGGAAGAAGTGAGAGCAATTACCATAACAGTCTCACGGTCCTCAAAGTCCGAATAAGTAAGACCGGTATTGAGAGCCCCGGAAGAGAGGTTTCTGTACGCTTGTTTGAAATCCTCCCCTCTACAACCGATACGGTGAAGTTCGCACAGAATCTCACTGGTCCAGTAAGTCGTTACGGCATAATACACCCTAACTCTCCAATCATATTTCGGTATGTAGAAATCCTGAACTATCATAATCAGAGCATATCATCCCATATTATAGGTGTGCCGCTTCCGATGCAATCTGCATAGAAACGGGTAAAAGGAAGTCCGTCATATCCGTCTGGATCATCTATATAATCCTTCACAAATAACGCCAGATGGGCTTCATCCATGATGGAACTCTTATAATAATCAGCTTTCGCCATATTGGCTACATATACGCAATCGTACCCGGCGTCTTTCTCCAGTTTAATTCCGTATTTCTTCAGAAGCTCCTCCACCTCTTCCTTTTTGATCGGAACGAGCTTTTCCTCCTGCTTGGTAGTCTTGTTCTCAACCTCCATTTTAGAAACAGCCCATTCACACATCTTCTTAGAGAAGTGCCAACCGTATAATGACAGATAATTTTTCATTGCCGGCGGCATCTTGTCATACGTATCTAGTCTTTGTCCCATAATTAATTGCTTTTTAGAATAAGAGGGGATTTCTCCCCTCATACGATTAATAGAACTCACCGTTTGAGCGTCTGCGTCTGCGCTCTCCCATATCTCCGTACATAGGGGATTCAGGGAAATAGCCAGGCATACGACGTTCGTTCATGCCGTCACCGTCATAACGTCCATTATCACGGAATCCCATTCCACCGCCACGCATTTCACTCATAGCCTTTTCATAACCATGACGGCAGCCTTCACGATAGGCTTCTTCAACCTCGTTTCTTCCTCTCATTCCGAAGTCACGATCATATCCATCATGCTCTTCTCTAATTGTCCACATTCCCATATTATTTACTGTTTTTAGATGTCTCCTTCGTTCCAAGTTGTTCCATCAGCCGTTTATTCATTTCCATAAGGTCCGCCATATTCTTGCTCATTTCGGACATTTGGCCTTTTAATGATGCTATTTCCTGCTCCTGTCTTTGCTTTTCGGCAAATTCCGGGTTAAGAACGGTTAGCATCTTGTCGCAGCCGGTAATTACGCTTTGATGAAAATCTATGCTGTTCAGAATATCAATGCTTTTCTGTTTCATAGATGTGACCTCCGAGTTCATTGCATCACGGGAACAGGATAATACAATATTACCGTTCTGTCCAAAATCCGCAATGTCTCCTCCTGCCGGAAGATTCTGAAAGGTTGTGTTTTGTCCGTTTATGTTAATTACAATATCCACAACCATTTCCGTCTGGGGAATTTGACCAATAGGAGTAGGCATAGGGTACTTGGGTTTCGGAGCCGAAACACTGACTACTGATCCTATTTCAATATAAGGATTCGCATCCTTATGAAGAATATACAACTGATTATTTGCTCTTAACGATTGAAACATAGTGATTGATTTTATAGGGCTACCGCATTACACGATAGCCCGTGTTTTACTTACTTTTTGCCGCTACCGCTTCCGAAGTTGGAGCCGCCGGAGTAGTCGGTCTATATCCTCCATTTACCAGATACAATTCGTTTGTATACTTGTTATAATGGATTTCGTAGATACCTGTACCAGCTAGGTTAGCGACTGTTACAGGCTCGTTGTTATAAGCCATCAACGGTCTTGTGTCCCCGTTAGTCCCTATCAGTATCGGAAGTGTTGCAGTCGTACCAGCAGGGATCGCCTGACGAAGATTGACATAGAACCCTCCGACATAATCCCTGTTGCGGAATGCATGATTGGGAAGTTCTAATGTCACATTCTCCGTGCCGACCGTTACACCTACTGTCGGAAGGGTGTTGTTATTATTCCTTCCGAGTGTCGGAAACAGAAAGGGAAATCCTGTAAAAAAGTTAGGCCACATAGCTACCTCCTTTCTTACCGGATCAACCCCAGTAGTTATTACAACCGCATCCGCCACGTCCGTATGCTGCGTCACCGGCATAAGCACCGAAAGCAGCCGCACGGTAAGTATCCATGTTTACACCAACAATGTTAGGGTATTGAACCGGAACCGTGTTGGGTAACTTGCATTTGATTCCATCAACATCGCTTTGCAATGCTTGTAATCCGGCTGCAAGAGGAGCAATCTGTTGACCTACTGCGTTCAAAATTGTTGCATTCTGATTGCGTTGGGAGATTTCTGCAGTAAGAGTTGCCTTTTCCGCAGTAAGAGATGCAATCTTATCCTGCAATGCCTGATTCTGGATTGCATCCAACTTGGCAAGGATAGCATTAGTGTTGGCAGTAGCACTGTCACGCAAAGAAAGCGTATTTTGGTTGGCTGTGTTGACTAATGTATTAGTCTGGTTGCACATCGCAAGCTGGCTCTCATATCCTTGTGTGGTTACAAGCTGTTTCATGTCGCAGCAACAGCTACAGATTTGAGATGTCAGAGCGTTGTTGCCCTGCATGATTGCAGTAAGGATGCTGTTGGTGTTCTGACCCATTTGATTACCAAGCCCACAGATTGCTTGTGATACGGAGTTAATACCGGCAAGGATTTGATCGGAAGAAGTGTTCACGGCTTGTGCCAGTGATGCAATGTCGACACCGTTTCGGTTAAGTGTCTGCATAATCATCTCCCTTCCTTCGTTCGCTCCCTGATTATTATTGCCGCCAAAGCCGAAATTACCATTTCCGAAAATAGCTGCAATCACAATAAGCGCAATGATGTCTTGAAAACCACCATTGTTACCAAAGAAGCCACCGTTGCCATTGCCGCCTCCAAGCAGCCCCATCAGGTAACCGGTGTCAACTCCTCTGTTTTGCAAAGACGGAAGAATAGAAGCAAGCAGACCGTTTCCTGAAGCCGCTCCACCGTCCTGGTTAAAAACGTACGTTCTTTCCATAGAGATTTATACTTTTTTATTACGGTCAATATCAACCGCATCACAAAAGTATATAATAGGGACTGCATAAATCAGAGCTCATTTTCAAGCGATTTGCGAATATTTTGCAGATATATTGCAATCATTTTGTTTGCCAGTTTACGGCTTTCAAAAGTAGATATAAGATAACGGATACTAGCGGATGTCTTGTGAAGCAAAGTCGCTATTTGTTCAGGATATAGCCCGTATTCAGTGAGGAAGAATACTACAATAGAACGGGCGTCAACAACTTCAGTAACTTTACTTGATGAAAGGATCAATTCAGTAGAAACTTCAGTTTCTTTTCCAACAATATTTAGAATCTCGGCAAAAATCTCTGACTTACACATAGTAATTTAATTTTTTGTTGTACTTTTGCCTTTGCCAATCGTACTCAGTACCAAATAAACAAAAGCATATATAGGAATGTTAAGGATATTATACCCCCGACACTACCTATGTATGCTTTTGGTATGCTAAAAAGTTCGATTGGCGTCAACTTTCAGTGTTGGGGGTTCTTTTTTTTACTCTATCCCCCAAAAGAGTTACATTTGTTATGATAACCGGCCTTCTACTTTACCGGATAACTTAGTGCTTAATAATCAATTAATGTCTCATTTTGTCCTCCTTTCTTAATAAACCTTTTTCCAATGGAAATTGTTATATAAATACAACTTAAACTTTTCATACCGGAAACGGTCTGTGAAGATAGTGCCGGTATTACCACATAAATAAATTATAACTTACTCCACCACCGACATACAATCCACCGGGATAGCCGTATCCAAATTGCAGGCCAAGGCCCCAGCGTTTTTGCTTCGGTTTAAGAGTGATGATTTCCTTTTCTCCGTAGACTTCCATAAAGTCAAGGCTGGGCTTATAACCGCTAACTATTGCACGGTAATTATCAGTCTTATACTCCTTGATTGTAATCGGTATAATCACCGGAACCGAGTCGCCTTCTACGGTTCTGTCGGTAGTGGTATCTACTATTATCGGTAAATACACCGTATCGGTACGCTTTAAGGTCTCCTTTACCGGCATAAGCACGATGTCAACTATAGTGTCCCTTACTCTTATCGTATCTCCCTTTACATAGACAGTCGAAGGATCGTGCGGATTACAACGCATCCACACGACCACGCATACAAGCAGGCAGACTAATATCCAAGGGAGAGATTTCATATGATACTTTCACTTGATGACCACTCCGGACCGGACAATAAAGTATTCAGCTCTTCGCCTTCGTAGGTAGGATAAGGATAAATCGGATTTTCCGTTTTTTCTTCTTCGTCCAATAATGGCAAGGTCATAATGGACGGAAAAAGAGCTTCGTAATGAACTATCTTCATGATCACCTGAGTACCGTCAACGCTCTTTCGTGGGGTAAGGTGCAGTTCGTCGAGTACCTCTTGCGGTATCGCATTTAGATTCTCTGAAGGGAATACAATGTATTTCATATTTTTACTGTTTTTAGATGCCATACAATGGGAATTTATAAGTTCCAACGTTTACAACTACTACCCACCCGAAAGTTTCATCTATTGCCAAACCCTCAGATTCTCCCTTTATATAATTTCCATTGCTAAGTGCAGGAATCCAATGATTAGCAATCAGTTTAGCATCACCATTATCTTCAAGTCTCACCTTGCAGATATAAGGAGTGAGCACGCTGTCTACGTAAAGGTCAGTAGATACAATAAGAAAGCCATTTATGTACTTAAGACCCTGTATTTCACCTAACCAATAGCCTTGCCATGTTCCGATGAGCTTGAGTGTTCCGTTGTATTCATTGTCTCCGCACCCGCTAATAAAAGTCCCGTATCCATCAGCAACTGTCGATAGATCATTTGCACCCTTACCCATAATGACTTTGTAAAAATACCTTTCGCCATTAGTGTTGAATGGACGGACAAAAGAGCAAAGATAAAGTATATCACTACTTTCTCCATAGCAAGCTGCCATCAATGATCCTTGTACAAACGTTAGACCGCTAATCAGAATGCCAATATCACCAATTTCAGAGTCTTCAAGCTTTGTTACAAAATCTTTAACAAGATATATACCTTGTACTTCATCGGGATTCGCTTCGTCAAAATAACGAGTTGTTACCAGCGTATCAGTATCCTCGTGATAGTCGCAAGTGTTACAATGACCGAAATAATGATAGACAACTTTTGTTCTGACAAAATCTTCCTTGTTTATAATATTCATCTGTCCTCGTTGATCGCCGACACTTGGAAGAAAGCCAACAATATTATTGCCTACACAACAAGCTCCCTGAGACCATTCTTGGGATTTCTTCCATATAGTTTTCAGACCATTATGAGCAAATGGTACATCATCATTTGCTTGCGATAGTCTATAAACTTCCTTTGTGGTTTTTGACAATGAAATTTCGGCATACATCTCGCTATCAGTTGCAGTTGCACTTCGTGATGTTACCAATATCCAGTTAACACCTTCCGGTATTGTTTCATTGAATTCATGTTGTCCGGCTTTGCTCGAAACACCACTGGTGATAATACTGTTATATGTCGGCTTTTCAACAAAATAACCTATCTGATAAAAAGCACTATTATTTGAATAAACTTTTGCTGAAATACTATCATATCCAAATGCAGGTATGAGATATGCTTCCCATGATGGGCTAAGTACAACCTTCCCCGTTTCATTAATGTATGCAGTCAACTTCTCTCCGGCAAGTTTTATATCATTGTAGTTTCTTCTTTCCTGCTCCTCAAAGTTCCCATCAATCGCAGCAGCTAAAGTACCCCACGATTGTTCACTATCTTTTGCTATGTCAAATATCTTTTCCATATTATTCGTTTTTAATTAATGTTTCATTACTTATTAAAGTCTCGTTACCTAACATTGTCAAGTAGCTGGAGATAACTATGCTGATCTTCTGAGGAGATTTGGTGACCTTTCCGGTTATCTCGTAGGTTCCATTGTCTCCAGAGATGGATATGTCGCTGATGGCGTTAGATGATACGCCGACCAGCTTATCAGAAGCATTTGACAAGGTTATGGTGATAGTTACCGTGCTGCCTTCGGTTACATACACTCCCGGATTAACTGAGTAGGAGATTGAAGAGTAAGGGATGTTACTCTTTACAATCGGTCTAAACTCGATCATATCCGGATATAGCGTTCCTGCCTTATACTTCTTCAGTTGGCGTTCAAGGAGGAATTCGGAGAGGCTGTAGGGGAAGAGCATGAGAGACCATAATGCTAATTTAGCAAATCTAGTATCGTTGTCTCTATATGTACCAAGCCATAATTTATCACTATCTACAAATGTTGGTATAATATTTATGTATTGACCATTATTTATATACTTAGACTGATAAAAAACTCTTCTTATTGTATCATCTGTATTAATTATATTTCTACCTCCGAAAGAATAAGAAATTTTTTCTCCATTATTGGATATAGTATTAAACATAAAAGCTCCATTGTTCTGTGATTCAGCTTTAGATAATACAGCAGCATCACCATTAGAGCCGATATTTATCCTAATTCTTTCATAATCGGCAACAACTGTATAGTCCTTCAAAACAGGGAGACCGGTCACCTTGCCGAAGTCGTTGATTCCGTCTAGGCTGAGAGCGTGTTCGATGGTGGGGAGGACTTCGATAGTAATATCCAAATCTATATTTTCTGGGTTAACTTTAAATCCTATCCAAACATTAGATAAAATTTCTGCTGGGACAAATATAGTGCTCTTAGGACAAACATATTCTCCATCTTCAGTGATTCTAATCGAGGTAATATCACTAACATTATCTTCCGAAACATAATTATAAACAACATTTTGACCTTCTTTAAGTCCGGTTACTTTGAGTTTAAAAGTAGGAATAGAAACTTCATTAACTGTTCCGTCTTTATAAACATAAGTAAACAATAAGGCTAAATTATCATTTGCTTTTGTGAGGTGGATAGAATTTCCAGTAAGCTCAAATATAAAATCAGTATTATTACTACTAGCCATTTTATCCCAAGTTTTATTAGCACCAAACACAACCGGATAGCTATTGATACCACTCTCCCCTTCCCAACCGATATTGTTTAACTGGATGTTGTGACCTCCTACAAAGTCGATCAACTGATCGTTAAACTCTGCATGGTTCTCGTTGGTGATACCCTGCTTCTTGATGTTGTAGTACAACTGAGGCTTGATGATCTGTCCCGGACGGTCAAGGTTATAGTAGGCGATGATCTGATTGATTTCGTCAGTGGTCAGAACTTTATTAGCGATGAATCCTCCTGCGTAGGCAATTTTAACACATTTTCGAGGAACATTATTTGTATCAAGATATCCGATAACTGAAAAATAATCAGCAACTCCAGCAGCTGTAGGATAGCTAGCAGTGAAATCATTCTTATCTCCTAAAATATCATTGACAACCGTAACATTTCCTATCTCGTTAATACTTGAGGACGTATATCCACAAATATAATATTTGCCATTAAGGCCATTCCTTTCGAACATATTATTCCGGATAAACCTTTTGCCCAATACATTGACATGATCAGAGCCTATATCGGAAATATAGTTAATTATGCTAATGACAGTACATTCCTTGCTATCTCCTATAATTTCGTCAACGGTCTTTTCGCTGACGATCATGTCGTCTACTCCGCCTGTACATAGCCAGCCTTCGAAGTCGGTTCCCGGTAATCCATACCCACTGCCCTCCGCAAATCCGAAGTTCAGCAGGCGCATGTCGTTCCCGTTTGGTGTCAAGTCCTTCAGGACAGCCCGGTCAGGGTCGTCGTTTGTCTTGCCCCAGGTGGATATAGCCATTTTAACGTGGCTGAGTAGTTCGGGGTCGATGTAGGGACGACCGGAGTCCGAAGAAGCTCCCAGAACTCCCAAGCGTATCGCATTCATGCGAATAGGATCAAGCCCTATCGCATCAAGCTTAATTGGATTTAATCCTATTGCGTTCATTACTCTTCTGATTCAAAAATAGAAGCCTTTACCGGTTCCGTTTCACATTCGATTTTGAGATACTGTCCGGGGATACAACCGACAACCGGACAAGCAAACACTTTTGTATAGCCTCTACTCGGCAGTGGAGAGTAATTCTGCCCGTCATAGCTTATATACACCCAAAGCTTACCGCCTTTTTCAAATGTAATCTGCAATCCTACTTCCGCAGAATTTACCTGAACGGCATCGCTTACATAGTTCTTCGCACCCTTCGTAAAGGTTATAGTTGTTTCTTTCATGATTATTCCTCCTATTTTTTTGCTGTTATCACTGTATTTCGTAAGAAATTCGGATACTCTGCCCGCACATCAAAACAAGGACACGCCTTGATAAATTCTGCCGGTTCCACCTCACCCGATCCATCCAGATCAGGTGAAGCATCTCGATGACCGAGCAGCTCGATGATATCATACTCTTTACAGAGCTTCGCTATCAATTCGCGCAATGCTGTTTTTTGCTCGACAGTACGAGTATCGGCCGGTCTTCCACTCGCGTCCAGACCACCGATGTAGCAGATACCGATACTGTGTTTATTATAACTAATACCGGAAAAACCTTTTGTGTTACAATGCGCTCCGTCAATGGATAATGACCGGCCGTTTTCTACGGTACCATCTAAATCAATTACAAAGTTATAGCCAATTTGATTAAAGCCACGCGCCCGGTGCATCCGGTCAATATCCTTAGCTCGCAAGTCTTGCCCGGCAAGTGTTGCCGAGCAGTGAATGATGATTGAGTCTATATCTTCTCTTTTCATATACTTTTCCTCCTATAAAATTAATGTTAATACTCCCAACGCCAAACCTCCGCAATCACAGATAATATCCTTGATGGAAAACTCGCTTTTCTTACAATACTTGTCGTATATTTCCTTCAGAATAAAGATCGCAACGGTTATAGCGACCGCTAACCATAGCGGAATATATTTTGATAGCCACATAACCAAATTCTGGCATACTATAATGTGGGCTATGCCGTCTATGCCTATCATGGATAGAAGCTTGCCGGCTAATGCGCTGATTTTATTTATCATATTCATTTTCTATTTTATAATTTATTACTTTTGCAAAAAATGATACACCTATGGATATTTCAGAATTAATAAAAAGCTATAACGCTGAACAAAAGAATGTATTTACAGGATTTTGCATACAACTGCCACTATGCTTTTCTATTTTGTATTTATATATACCAGAGTTTAAATCTCTCGATGTATATTTGCAAATCATATTTACGGCAACTTCTTCTATATTATCCATTTACTTTTCTTTTATATGGTTATGTCTATGTTCTTCTATATCAAAAAGAAGATACAAACTAGAAGCCTTTATACTAATTCTTCCCATATTAGTGACATCGTCTAAATTACTTATATCTCCTTCAGATTACATCCTAGGATATGAACATGCTTTAACTACGTTTCTTCAAGCTTCTGCGATTCTTTACACTCCTTTTGCCATTTTTGGGCTTATTCTCCGCAAATGCATAGAGTATGATAAAAAGCAAAAAGGGAAGAACATAAATAATAGTGTATAAATTCATACTTACTTCTCCTTTTCTATAATCTCCTTCACATCTTCTTTATCAACCTTGAACACCTTCTTTCCAAAGACTCCCAAAGCTCCAATTACATTTATATTGATCCCCTTTGGTTTCAATATATTGCCGACAATCGAACACCCTTCAATAAAGCATACCAATAAGCAGGAATATACATCGATAGGATATTCGCTATGACTTGCCACAGTGATCATGCAGACCATGCAGACAAAAGCAAAATAAGTAACCATCTTTCCCATAGTAGCGCGAATTGCACGAGAGAATCTGACTTTTTCACCCATTAGCATACTTTTTCTGACACCGAAGAGAAGATCACAAAGGATTACCGCGCATGATACAATCAGCCACGGAATCATATTCTGCAATGACTCGGAAACAAATGCGGTAGCGATTGCCGCAAATCCGCCTGTAGTTGTATGTACTATAGCTTCCTTCATAGCAAACAAGTCAAGTAAACGGTTAGCAATGAAATTAACTCAATCCAGAACATCGATTTGCATGCCGTCAGGTCCCATATAAGGTTTCCGGACCAATTCTTGACTACAAACGTTATCGCGTAGATCAGAAATGCAGCCCATAGCAGCAGCCAATACCACGAATTGCATCCTACCCATATTTGGGAGAATACAAGCGACATCACCGCGCCGGCTATATGAGCTTTCTTGTGTGCTCCTTTAAAATTCGGGGATACTCCCAATACAATCATTCCGACTACAGAAAGAAAGATCAGGAACTGACTGTTTTCTGTACTTGCATCCAATGCGGCCGGAAGCAACAACAAAGACGGGAGAATCATGCATATACCGAACCAATACCTGTTACTCAGAATGTAATAGGTATCGGAAATAGAATAAGGGATACCCTTTGTCTTGTAAATCATCACACCAACATAAGATGCGAAAACCAATAATGATAGTATTGCCAAAATCATAGTTTTATCTGTTTATAATGAAAACTCTAGTTTATTCGGATAACCGGTCTTGTAGTTGTAAGACTCGACTTCCTCTCCCGTCTGCAATCCCCGAACGAAAGCAATATGCTGCTGCGTCACATTATAGCAATCAAGAGCATATAACTCTAATGAGTTCAGCATAAGGAGAGCACTTGAAACAGGTATCGTATACTTTACCGCATCAAACCATAAAACGGTATCCAGTCTTCCGGCCTGCTTCTCAATATTGATTGAGTTAACAAGACCTACGCGGTCCTCTTTGGTAAGCCACATTCTCTTTCCGGAGAGAGTGAATGAATTCACAGCGTCTGACTTGTCATAAGCATTAATATCCGCTATCTTCATCTCTTTTAGTTCATCAAGGGTATACTCATGATCAACCAATACGGGATAGCCGCTTTCGTTCTCCCTTATTTCCTTTCCGGATGACTGACCGTCCAGCAACTCCTGCCAGTATTCTTCCGTTATCTCTACTGAACCTTCTTGTGGCTCATCGTAGAATCCTTGTTTCCAATATTTTGCCATAATATTATTTATTTCCAACGCCCAACGGCTATCCAATAAAAAGGATTAGTTCCCGCGCCAGTACCATTACTATCCCCAACGGTATATCTACTACGTATTCTAAAAAGGTTTGTACCTACCGATATTATAAAACCAGAAACAACATTCATACCGCTGCCCGGTTCGTAGTAGGTAATCACAGGAACATAACTGGTATTATAAAATGATAGTGGTAAATACACATAGGTGTCGTTGCTTGAGCTTGACTTGTATCCCCACTGAATCAATAAACCATTATTAAACTTAGCATATCCGTTCATGCCCAAGGATAGAGTCATAGCGTTAGACAAGTCTGCCTTTGCTAAGTTGGGAATCATGTTTAGCAATTCTACAACTCTATCTCCTGTAAATCCGCTATTATAATCACTCATGCAAACTCTTTTTTAATCACATTAAACGTACTTCCATCCGACAGCAAGAAACGTCCTTCAGCAACAGCAAATGCCTGTCTCTTGCCTATCTGGGAGATGGTAGTGGAGACAGATGCCTGTACTCCACTATTAGTTGTCCTAAACACAACAGTCTGCTCCCTGTCGAGTCCTTCGTTGGCAACATCGCTTGACACGCTTGCGGTTCCATTTGAACCGGGAGTGATAACGATGTTGCCTTTTCCTTCTTTCCAAGGAATCTGCATGCTCATTATGCGGCAGTCCAAGAAGTGTTAGACGTAACATTGACGGATACAGCAGATCCACTCTGAGGAATAGTAATTTCCGTCGGAGAAACAGACAATGTAGCATCACCGGCAGCCTGTTTGATAGCAATCTGAGCAGCCTGTCCGCCATTGGCCGTCACCTTTAAGGTTCTAACGACCTCTTCGATAGTATCGTTTTTAGGAAACTCCAACTCGATAGAGAAAGGAAATTCCGCAGTAGCTCCCGGGTCACCGGCAATAGTAGCCGCATTGTTAGTCTGAGTTCCATTCGCGCTATACTTTGCAGGCAAGGTAACATCCGTTACGCTTCCCGCCCACGCAAACGTCAATTTCGAAGAGTTTGTTTTACCCTCGATGGTCACTGTTCCTGCTGTTTTAGGAGCAGACATCTCAGAACCATTATCAAAGGAAGCAAACTCAGACTTCGGTGACTGAGTTACCTTATAGACCGAAGGGGTGGATACACCGACACCGGTCACCGTTACTGTTCCTGTACGAGCAGTACGCCCTGTGTGAGCGTCTGCGCTATTTGCAATTGTCCCGTTACCTGATCCGGTAGACGGATTTAATTTTAACCAACTAGGTTTTGCCATAATACAAAATTTAAATAAAACAATTCAATTAACTATATCATTCTTCCTGCACAGCATGCCATACCACATTGGACAACACATCGACGTTATCCTCAAAGTTATTCGAAGGCATCAGCCATATGTAATCAGGGTCAACTTTTAGATAAGCCTGTTTACCAACATCACAGACAACCCCTATCGACACCTTCATGCCCGTTGCCGAAGCGGAAACCTTCATCTCATCAGCTTTGGCCGATACATTTCCAATGCCCTTGATAGCCTCGATATGTACAGATATACATCCCATTTTACACTGTCTTTATACCGGTATTCATCTTATCTACCTCTACTCTTGTTCCGCCTTCATAGTCGGAGTCAGGAAGGTAAGCCGTAGTCTCCAGCCAGATTTCCCCCGATCCGATAATCTTAGTGTCAACATAGCAGCTGTAGCTGTTCTCATTAATGCGTACCATCTTAGACTTCTCTATCACCTGTGAGGCGGAGAAGACAAAGAAGCGGCATTGGAAGTCCACATCATCCATCGTCAGCCCCGAAGGGAGGTCGATGGAGATTGCCAACTTGATTATTGTACCTTTTGCTCGCATGCTTCTAATAAGATTTTATTCACCGCCATCTGGACGTATGCCACAAAACAGGTAGAGGTATACTTCTTCACAGATTTCACCTGCTCCGGAGATAATTCTACCTCGCCATTTTTATAGATGTTCTGAGCCAACTCCAGTTCACCCAAGTCTGCCGTTTTTTGATACATCGCATTACCAAGCGCTTTGCTAATATCGACAGTACTCTTATTCCCTTCGATATCTGTTACTTCGATTTCTCTAAAGTCTATTCTCATAAATTATTATATTATACCGTTTTATTTCTTCCTATAACTGCGACCTCAAATGCACTATTGATCCATCCCTGGTCCTTATGAAATGTCTTTACTGTAAAAGTACTAGCCTGTTTATCAGATATTATACAAACAGTCCAATTCTCATTTATACCTGTAGCTATTATAAAATAGTCAGTATGGCCTAAATCGTGCCAAAAGACATAATTTCCTGTATCTGACCTATCGACTTTGGATACATAGCACCCATCTCCCCATCTGTTTGATATACCACCTCCTGCCGAAATGCGTCCAGCCCATAATACTCCAGGAGCATCCCATTTCTCATACTGACGCTGGCCGAACCTGTGAGATCCATAGCTTTCGATGGCATAATATGCTCCATTACCAAGAATATTCAGGACTGTTTTATTCGCTCCTCCACTTAGACTCACAGCCGATCCCTTATCATTTCTGATTTGAAGAAGTGCGGCACTTGGATTACCTATTCCATATTGATTTATTCTTAGGAAGCGAACCAAGTCATCTCCAATCATAATTGCACCTTTGTTATCGACAGAGGTAAGCCAATTATCTTCAATTAAAAAGCCGCCTATTTTTCCACTATCCGCTTCAACCGTTCCCTTGAACACATACGTTTCATTTATTGGATCGAGTTCAAAGACAACTTCATCTTTTACCAAAGCAAAAATTCCTGTGCGTTTTTCTCCGTCAATGGTGATACAATCCCTGCCTAACGCAATACCGGTCAGTTTCCCACCACTATCCTTTGTACCGGAAAACATCTTCGGAGATACGATATATTCGCCATCTATCAGTGTCTTATTATTATTCCATTGTTCCACCCAAGGAAGCAGATTCGCATCTTTTCCATCCTCTCCCGGTTTGCCATCTGCACCCGGTTCACCGTCCTTCCCGTAATGACCAAAGAGACGATAGTTCTTATATTCTCCCCACTTTCCATCCTGTAGAGTACGTTCACAAGTATACTCATAAGGATAAGTTTCCGATGCTCCACGAGGATTATCCACCCACCATAGCACATCTTCCCAGTATGCTTCATTGGTCGGAGCAATCCCCGAATGCGCCTGAATAGCTACTTTGTATACATTATTGTATTTTACTATGTTACCTGCCGAATAGAATTTTGAGCTACTGTATTCAGGAGCATCACCAATGTATTCGTTAACGTATTCGTTTGATGTCGGGAGGTCAATAACATTACGCTTAGACTTTGCAAGCAGGTAAACCTGCTCCTCGGTCTTGGAGTCCGTTGGGAATATGACAGGTTCGCTCCAGGAAGGAGTTGTTTTACCATCAATCACTGCGGTGGAATACCAACAGGTAGTAGGATCGAGCATACGGAACTTGACTCTGTCCTCGTTATTACTTGTGCTGCTGTCTTTCGTGTATACAATTTCAACAAAGTGACTGCCGGCTGTAGGCACTGCAATATCCACCACCGCATTGGTTACTCCACTTCCCTCCCAGGCATGTTCGTTGGAACTGCTATATGATGTATCAAGGGCTTCTACGATACCTTTGTCGTAGTTCTGCTCGGATGATACATCAATCTCTATATGTATCATCTGATTAGCTCTTCTTGTCGTAAATGACACCCTTTGCTTGTATGTCGAGGAATGAGATGTAGGAGATGGAGAGACATAGTAATCACCGTCTTTTGTAAAGTTACCCGAATACGAGAAGGTAATATCCTCCCGATCCGGAGAAAGGGACCATCCTGCCGGATTTGTACCGGTAGGCGTAGCAGGCTTTCCGAAAGCATACTTATACCGTAGCTCCGTATATTTTCCCGGCAATCCCTTGAATCGTATAGGATCACCCCATGTGCCGGAAGAAGCGCTTGAAGCGACCTTCTGAGAAATCCAGACAACATCTTTTGTAGCGTTAGTATGCCATCCTCCGCTTGTCCCGCTTCCGGTCGGACGGGATGGTTCATCTTCGCTGTCATGGTATGTAATGAAAACACTCAGGCCATCCGTGCCGTCAGTACCATCTGTTCCGTCCTGACCGTCCGCAACCATCAACTCCCAAGCGGTGCCGTTATAGATATAGACGATACCATTACTGGTATTGCGATAAGCCCAGTTTTTTTGAGGATTGGCAGGAGCGCTTGATAAATCCCCTTTCCACGTAATACTGAGCCCGTCTTTACCATCTTCACCATTTATACCGTCAAGCCCCTTCTTCCCGTCTGAGACAACAGCAATCGTTTCGCGGTCGATCAGTACTACTCCCGATGTTTCATTGTAAAGCCGGAACTGTATCTTATCTGTTATCCCGGAGACGGATATTTGCTTATCCGGAGTATAGCTAGTCGCATTCCCTGAGTCTATAATATAATCCATTGAGTAGCCAACCGGCAGAGAGGATACGACAGTAGAAGCTCCGTCGGTCTTCATTACCCGGCAGGATATATTCGAGACATCACTGTTCCCGTCAGCATCTCTCTTTATGATATTGATCGACGGCTGAAGCGAGTAAATGACCGCGTTCTGACCATTTGTTCCGTCGGTCCCATTCTCTCCATTCTCCCCCGGCTTCACTTTGTTTATTGATAAATGCAGGGTACGTTCATACTGAGAACCTTTGTATGTTACCCGTCCCGTTATGGGTATACGAATTACATCAGCCACCGCAGCAGTAATAGCTGTTACCTTAACTATCCCCGTGCTACGATCAGCCGTTGCTGTCACGCCTGTAATGCTGCCTACAGAAAGAGAATCAAGAGGAAGCTCGGTTGTTCCGTAGAACATAGAGAATGTTGTTGTGACAGGTAAACCGAATACCACTGTACCGTCCAGAGAGCAAGCTACAGACTGCATTTCATCGTCAAGATCAGCAGAAATACTTCCTTCTCCGTCAAGACCATTCTTACCATCCTCAGTCATCACATACCATGCGCCATCCTGGTATACGTAGCATTTCTTGTCGGTAGTATTACGATACCAGTATCCGTTCTGAGGATTTGCCGGAGCAGAAGAGAATTCCCCCATAAAAATGAGGCTTGTACCGTCTTTACCGTCAGTACCATTCGTACCGTCCTGGCCATCTTTACCCGGTTCTCCCTTTAGATTTTCCTTTGTTTCCTCGTCCAGATTATCCCACGTTAGAACCACTCCTTTCATGGAACACACATATTTGTTCTTCGATGCGTCCCAATGCCACGAAATGGCACCTCCGGCTATGTGACCGGATTTATCTGTAGCAAATCGGGCTGATCCGTCTCCAAACTCAGCAGTACCGTCCGGATAGATACAGTAAACGACATGCCCTTTAGAGTCTGTACCTTTGATCATACCATTTTCGCAATAGAAACCCTTAAGCCCGTCTGTTCCGGGAATATCACCGCCCATACGGATTTTCGTACAACCGGCAAAACTCTTGCTGTTGATACCAAACAGAATATCGATTGCAGGCTGTCCACCTTCATCGGCATGCAGATAGATCGCACTCTGACGATTTACATCCTTCGAGTTACCGAACTGGACAATCTCATCACTGACAGCCGGAGTAGTCATGCCCGACAATGCCGGATCAACAGCCTCCATGCCGTCTGTGTAACCTACACCGCCGGTGAACTCACTGACAGGTATGACGATTGTATCAACACCGTCAATCTTGCGTATTTCGGATATCTCGACCCAATAGCCTTTAAGGGTACCATTCGTCCAATCCTGGCACCGGATGAAATCGTGTGCGACAAAAGACATCTCATCCTCTATGGTGACCAGCCAGTTTTGTCCGGACTCATCCAGCGTGGCAGTCTTTATACGGCCGCATGCCTGAGTGATACCCAGTGCACCCTTCACCGCGCGGATCTTCTGAATAAGAAGCTCAAAAACGACCATTGTCTCGCGAACAACAAGACTGTCTATCTCCAGCTTCCATTTGCCCTTGATATACTCCCACAGCTTCCATCCATGACCGGCAAATCCGGACACGAAGTCTTCGACGTATTCCTTTACGCCGTTCGACAACTTACGTCCTGTCGCTTTCACAGAACAAAGAAATCCGTAGAACTTACCGTTACTTAGTATTGCCATATTATTCTAATTCTTCAATCAATGAATCTTCAACTTCTTCTATCAATTCTCCGCCACGAACTACAAGGCCACCGTTAGCTGCAGAAAATCCTTCCGACACAAATCCCTTACCGAGAGTTATCAATCCTTCTGCTTTGTCATCTTCAATGCTGCTAAGGGAGCGACGTTCAATCTCATCAATAATTCTTTTTGCCGAAAATGTATTGCGATCCGTAGGAACAGTCTTGTCATTCAAACCGATGAGATATATACTCGTTCCTCCACTTCCTGATACAGAACCGGTATATGCCTGTCCCTTGTATGTAAGAGAATCAAGTTTACTCTCTATCTCGCCTATACGCGAATATGAGGCAGTCTCTCCAACCGTATAAATTGGATGATCGTAAGGAATATCCAGCGGCCACTCAAAACCGATTATTCTGGATTGTCTGCTTTTAGGGAAGAAAGCCTTATTGATCAGATTAACTTTGTCTCCCACCTCATAAGTGATAATATTCCCATTATTATATATGAACTCAGGGTCCATATCACAGTCGTAGGTGGAAGGATCAATCATAGACTTCTTTACATAGTCTTTTGCCTTTTTCAATAATTCATCTTCGGCCTCCGGAATCAATTCTTCTGAGACATAAGCCGTATCAAAACCATAAAGAACATATGTGTCAGAATCAGCAGGAAACAAAATGTCATCAGGAAGGTAACGGCCGTAATCCTCATTACGCACAATTTCGAAAGTGGCACCGGAATCATCACTCTCCTGCAGAAGTAACTCAAAGTCCAGACCGGCGAGTTTGCCCGTCTGAAAGGTCAAGCGGAAACTTTCTCCGTCCAGCCGGAAGTCATTTGTAAAATTCTTCAACCCTGCATCCTTGAACGTATAGATACGATACTTGTCTCCGGTTGGATTGTCGTCCTCGTCAAGTTCATCTTCCTCCCGGTATGTTACATTTGATAATGTGCCGACATATTTGGGATATTCATCTTCAAAGATGACAATTCCCTCTACAGCTTCTTCCTGCGACATCTCCACATTATTATTGTCATCATAATGAGTTTCACCAATGTATATACGTTCTCCTGTAGGACTATAACGGTAAGCATCCACATAAGGAACTTCCTCCGGGAGCATAAGACGTTTCTGGACCACACCATTTAAAGTAAGCTCCTTGTCATCTTTGCTAAAGTAGCTGTCAGGAACCTTTCCCTTAATGATGTTGTCAATTGTATATCTATCACCGAGCGAGGCCGTTACTCCGCTAGGCAATTGTATTACGTTAGCGGAATCACCGATTAAATGGTCCGGATTATATACACAGGAGAATGTCTTACCCGAATTTAGTCCGGAAAGAAAGGTCACTGTAGCATCTGCTGACGATCCTTTGAATAGAGTTATATCATACGAAACATAAGCCGAGAAAGAATCATTCAGAATAGAGGATTCACAGGATGGGACATGTGCGTATATCCTGATCTTTAAATCAGTAGCATTTCCTTCAATCTGCAAAGAAGAAGCGACAGCAAACACAGCAGAGACTTCGTACTGCTGCTCTTGGGATAAGGTAACCGTTTGATTACCTATAGAAACTTCTTTAGTTACGCCAGATAATTTATAGACATAAGATGCCCTCAAAACATAATCACCGGCAGGAAGAAAAGAACGTCCTGATCCGATTGAAGGAATAACTGTGGATACATTAATTGATATGCCATCTCCTGATGAAACCTTATAATCCCCTGCAGGTAACGAAGCTACGATATCAGTGTCATGCGTCCATTCTACATAAGATGCAGTAAAACTGCCACTACCTACACTCTCTTTTACCGGATACTCTTCTTTGTGAACGACGCGACTTGGGAAATACTTTACATCAAGTGGTCTTGCCGTATCGGATATTTCCCTACCGTTTGCCTGCTTGACATCAAAAAAAAGATTCTTACGGTAAGTAGAAGGAATGTTTCGCGTTGAACCAAAGGCATAAACACGAGTAGCGAAAACCGTCTGACTATCGCTACGTTGCATGGAGCTTACGTTTACATCCTCAGTATCTGTCAAATCTCCGGCCTTGAAATCTACGGGAGAGCTGTATTCGCAACGTCCGAAATGAATTGTCTTATCAGTTATCCACCATTCACATTCCCATGTCTCCGCCATTTGGGTAAGGGCATCAATCAGGTTTACGCTATCATACGAAACGAGCTTGGAAGTGTTTTCAACCGTAGTGTCAATCTCATATTTAAAATCCTCTTCTCTATATTTGTATCCGAGTGATTTCAGGTTATCAAGGAAGACTTTAAGATGAACGTCAAGAGTGGCTGTCAGGTTCCAGCTCGCCTCGCGACCGGTACTCTCCGGAGTATAGAAAAACTTCTTGTTTTTCCACTTCCAGTAGTAGGCGTCCAGCCGGAGTTCGTAATCATAACCACCGCTCGTAGAATTATAGGTGGGCTTGTACAAGTCTACAAGCTCAAACATGCCAATATTTTCGTCATCAATGTAATCCCCGAGCTGAAAGTAGACAGGTTCAGCTAATGAGAACTTGAGAGTAATGTAATCAGAACTCATTAGCTGGAACTTTCTTTTACTACCTTCGTTGATAGGAGTAGAAAAACGAATGTTGCCGGATATGTCTTTGATGTCTATCATATCCCCAAAGTTCGGAGATAGAAGAAAAAAGCCCAAAACTTTTGGGCTTCAAGAAATAACACTTTGTATAAAGTTACATAATAGCAATTTTATATCCTATTTGAAGGATTCGGTTCGTTCAGCTTAACTGAAATCTTAGAAAACGTTCTTGCAGTATTGAAACCGAAAGATGCTGACCGGAGATAGTATAGATGATAAACCTCTTCACCTAATGCCGGAACTTTGACTGTAAATTCCCCCTTTGTTATCTCATTCTGAAACGCCTTGTACTTGGCTGTATAATCGGATGGGGAACTTCCTTTCAGTGTAAATGTAAGAGTCAAATCCCGTTCGTCCACCTTTCTGTTCTCGATTATAATTCTTTTCCCGTCTTGTAGACGCGATTTGTTTTCAATCACATCTTTCATCGGAAGTGGAGCGTAAATAGCTTCTATGAATCCATCTCCCATATTGACTCCCCACATCGTGTAGGCATCTTTGTTATTGATTAGTAGGTCTCCTGTCATAATATTACTTTTTTGATAATCCATTAGTATTTCGCTTGACCTCTGCAATATCAGCCGCCATCTGCTGTATAGGTTTCACCATGACGTTAGTATTGTCTCGAATGTCTGTTATAGCCTCATAGGAAAGCCGTATCAGGTCCCTTGTCTCTCCTGCAATATCCTTTATTCCAGACGTGTTTGCGCCTATGGACAACATACCTGCTTTCAAGTCAAGAATAGACATTGTTTGAAGTTGATTCTGATTCTTGATTTCCTCTCCGGCGATTTGAAGGGCAGTGAAGCGTCCGTTCAATTCGTCAGCAGAATCCTGAGACATTGTAGCAAAGCCTTTCTTGGAAGATTCCTGAGAAGTAGACGTACCACCACCCACAATTTGTTCCCATGCCTTTCTGTCTTCAAGGGCGCCATTTACGATAGTATCCCATCCTTCTCTTAAGTCCTTAATATCAGAAGATGTAATACCTCCTTCTTTACCCATAGCAGCAGAAAAGGATTCATACCATTTCCTTAATTCATCTTCATATCCCTTCACGAACATTTGAGTGAATACAGCCTTTCGCATATACTCTCCAAAATTATCAGCAAAGTCTTTAGATGAAGCATCCATGTCCATGAGAGTATCTATGAAGCTGTCAAACAGGCTATCGAATGACGTCTGAGTCAATTGTTCTTGAACGGCTTTCTGAATGTCTTCTATTCTCTCTCCACCTTCAATAATCTTATTGAGGTAGTTTTGAACATCTCCATCCAACTTAGACCAAAATCCAGGAGCTTCCTCTTTTAACTTTTCAAGCTGTTCAGCCGTCAAGTCAAAGAGACCGGAAAGTCTTCCTCCTATAAAATCCGGATCTTTGCCGATTGACTTAGCAAACTCGTCCCATTGATCCCATAATTCCTGACTCATGCTATTGCGAATACGAACACCAATAGAGTGGGAACCGGCAGATGCGCCAGATTGCAATCGTTCTCTTCCTAATATTTTATAAGACTCAATGCTTTTGTTTGCTATTTCAATAGCTTCATCTCCCGCTTTAGCAGCTTCGGGACCATAAGACATATCTATGTATTCTTTTTTCTTATCAATTAACTCATCCCATATTTCATTTAACTTGTTATACTCATCAACCATTTCATTGTAACGAGAATAGTCAGCACCACCAAAACCGAATAATCCGGCAATAGTATTCCCAACGCCTGCCAAAACGCTAACTGCACCTGTGATAGCACTAAAAGGTTTGGTTAAGTCTATTCGTTCCAGCCCACTCATTACCTGCCCTATACCATCCAAAGTCTTACTTATGGCTTCTGGAACCTTTACCCCAAAGTTTTCAAGCATTCCAACAACGTCATTGCCTGCATTTACAACCTCCATGCCTTTTTGCCCGATAGAATTTGCTGCTTGAGTTAACTTTGACAAAGCTTTTTGTCTGTCAGATTGAGCAGCGGCCAAGTTATTTTCTGCTTGGGTAAGAGTCAGTAATCTAGTAGTTAATTTTCCGTTCTCATCGGTATATACTTTAGTTATTACCTCTCCTCCCTGAATAACAGTATTTAAATCCTCTTGAGCCTTGATTACCGCAGATGTAGCATTACGATAATTATCTACACTATTTTTCAGTTCTCCCAAGGGATTACGTACTGTTATTTTTAGATCAATTTCTTTGAAGGCATCTTGCAACGCTTTAAGATCTGTAGGTTTTATATCTTTAGCTGCTTTATTTATAACCTCTTTCAGGTTATCACGCATCTTAACCAGTGCCTCAGTAGACTGAGCATCAAGGTTTCCGAATATGTTTGCAAAATTGATAGATGATTTTAGTTCTTCAAAGCTAACTTCCTTCAGTTTATTTTCTTTCTCTTTTTCCAAGGACTTCTTAGCGCCCTTGGTGGTAGCTTCACTGATTTTAAGGTTATATTCTTCGTTTATGGCAGCTTTTTTTTGTTGAAATGTACCATATTCTTTAAGATATTCATTCCAGTATTTCATTTCTTCCTGATAAGGATAAATATCTTGTCGTAGAATAGTATTATTCAAAATTTTATCAAAAGCGGCCGTATCTACTTTCACTATAGACGGATCAAACGTTTTCTTCTTATAATCCTTTTTCTGTTTTGCCAGCAAATTCTCCTGTTCATCAAAAACCTTTCGTTGAAGCTCGATCTCCGTTCGAATATAATCTTCTCGCTGACGTTCTAAGTCTTGTATCTCCTTCTTGTTGTCTAGTTCACGCTGGGCACGAATCTTGGCTTCTCCGTCTGCCATAGCGTCAATACGAGACTGGATAAGTTGATTCTCATGGTCTTCTGCTCTACGTCTCCTTTCAAGAGCTTGCTTATCCAAAAGTTCGGAGATCTTCTTTTGTTGGTCTACGATGGAGTTATACTCCTTAGTTAACCCTTTATCATCATATAGTTTAAGCTTTTCTTCTGCTTCTGTTTTCTGCTTTATGAGAGCATTATATTGTTTTACAACTTCTTCTGGAACCCCGTTAGTATTTCCCGATTTTAAGGTTTTAAGATATGTATCTTTTATTTGTTTTAATGCCGTATCAGCTAATTGTACTTGCTGTTGCCAATAATCATAGGTTCCTTCCTTTGGCTGAGGAAACAAATCCTCCGCTTTTATATGATTAGATATGGTTGTTATAGATTCATCGTATAATGCTACATTTTTTCGTAAATCTTTCCACCTTTTGTGCTCAGCCTCCATTTCTCGTTTTGCATCTTCTATTCTCGATTTTGCAGAAATCTTTTCTGTCGCTGTCCCAAACCCCTCTATTTCTTTTTTATTATAATCTTCTTGGGCTTTATTATATTTATTGACAGATTCAAGGTAAGTGGCATACTGTACTTGTGCCTTAATAAGTTCATTATCTCTTTGTACGGATAATTCGGCTATTCTGTTAGCATAACTTCGAGCAATAGCATTGGCACGTATCTCTTTACTTAATGCTCTATATGCTACTTCTAGCTTTCTTAGATTTACATTCTCACCATCAAGAATATTATTATATTGTGGGAATTTAGTTATCCACTCATTAACAGCGGCAGTTCTTTCTTTTTGTGTTATTGAAATGTTTTTCAACTTAGAATAAAGTAAATACAATTCGCTTCTTTCTTTAGCCACAGAGTCTATACCCTTCCTTCTAGCGGCAGCTAATTCTTGTTCAGCAGTGGAAAGGTCTAATACATAATTCTTCCCTTTTACTAGTTCCTTCCCCCAGTTGATTATCTCTTTCCCATACACAGAAAGCAGAGTTAATCCAACAACAAGAGCAGTCTGCCAGCTTATAAGGGACTTTGTTAATTTCTGCCAAACTGGAGCAACAGCCTTGACATTTGTATTTCCCGCTTTCAAAGCTTCTTGAAATGCAGCATATTCCTTTCTAGCTCTAGCAATCTCATCAACAAAAATTGGGATATTATTTGAAATTGCAAGGAAAAAAGTATTTGCACTAACAGCCAACGAAGGCAATTCACGAGCCACCTGCTGTACAGAGAAACCGAGCCCATTCCATGCACTTGCATAATTACCTACATTTCTTTGAAATCTACCAGAAGCTTGTTCAGCCGCACTCAATTCCTTCTGAACATTTGCTATTTGGGCCAACAACGCTTTGCCAGCATCACCGTTTCTTCGCGTTCTTCCGAGGTCATCATAATCCTTAGTCAAGAGGATTATTTGCTTTCTGAGAGCTGTTATACTGCCTTCTTCCGCCCTACTCTGAATTATCTGATCCTTCTGTGCCTTAATTGTCCTTCTGATAGATTCTTCCTCGACTAGTCTTTGTGCTGCCAGTTGCTGCACCTGTCTTAATATTCCAGTTCCGGAAGAACCTGTTTTTTCTGAATCAGCAAGGGAAACAAAGCTTTTCTTTAACTGTTTTATTTGCTTATCCGTTTCAATTACAGCTTCGGTATTGGCTACAATCCATTTATTAGTGGACTGCAATGCGGCTGTCTCTTCCTTTGCCTTTTTAACTGCAGCATTGGAAGAATCAATGTCATGCTTCAGCTTTTGGATTTGAAGATATTTGTTTTCATACTCTTCTAATTTTTTAGTAGCCGCCGCTATCTCTTTCTCTAATTGTTTTATTGCTACATCACTATTTGGTATCCCCGCAACAGCAATTAGAGACTTCTTTAATTTATCTATTTCTTGACGCAGTTTTATAATGTCTTCGACATTGACATCTGCGGTAAATTTCATTCCTGCCATGTGACTTTTACATTTTCGTTTCCAAATGATTCCTTTAACTCTTTCTCTACGGTTAGGCTTGCCGAATCCAGAACGTCAAAACCCTTGCTAGATACAAAGCTCGCATACTCCATCCCATCCGCGAACACAACACCGTTTTTGGGTAGTTTCCCATATATAAGCAGGTTCTCTGTCTTGCCTTTGGCCCCCGCATGTTCGCTATCTGCCGGAACATATAGATAAACAATATTCCCATCACGAACTACAGCAGCTCCCGGAGCATTACGAAGATTCCACGTATGGTTCTGATAAGTCTTCTTGCTACTCACATTTCTTTCTTTTTGAGTGTCAACTGCATTATGCGCCGCTTCCTTCATAAGCTCATTTGCATACTCCTCCACCTCTTCAACAAACTCATCCAGACCCGACAAATCAACCGTTACTTCCATTACTCATCAAATTTCATATTTTCACCAAAGAAATCCTTATCAGATACTTCCTTAAGTACCTCCCCATCGTATACAGCGTGCAACTTATCTTTTTGCATGATGATCAAATTGCGATATGGAATTTTACAAACGACTTCATCATACGACAAATGAAGGCTATCCATGAACGACGCAATTTGCCCCAACATACAATCATTGCCTATAACCTCTGTTTTGCTGTTAGATTTGCTACGTTCTTCGCTAAACCTAACAGCGTCATAAAATTTTTCACATCTATCAGAGAGTAAGCCGCTGTAAGACCGGATAATACTTCTTCTAAGGTCCCATGAGACAATTCTTCGGACAATGAATCACTTCCATCTATAAACCAAGAAAGTGCGCTAGAAGCGACAGAAATGTCCTTCAATGAAGATATAACACCTGCTATATCCTTGTTGTCATCAAGAACTGCGAGATAGGCCGAAGCGCCGGCTATTTTATGTATAGTAGGCGGATTTACGCGATACATTTTCCCATTTACAATGATTGGGATGAAATCCTTTCCTGTGATAGCTTCTGATATAAGTATGGCTGCTTTATTCATAATGATATTTATTAAAAAGGGGTGAGATACATAAATCCTCACCCCCTCACCACTTTATAATATAGATAATGTTTCTGCTGATCGCGAAGTATCTTCCTCTCCATTCCCCTCATAGTTAACAGCAGTTCCAGCGTTCACCCGCTTTGACTTAGTCGTAGAACTATTCAAATTGAGAGAAGCATCAGAAGACATAGATGCGACGTTCTCATCAGCTCATGCGGCATCTACTTTTTCCCCGTCGAACATATAGTCACTCTTCACGCCGGCGCTAGGATTTTCCATAGCAACAGCTGTTACTCCCAGACCAATATTCTTTTCCACAGCATTCCCTTTAGCAATGACCGCAGCATTGGTGAATACAATATAGTTTCCGGTCTTTGTCTGTCCGACAATGGCTTTGTTGACAATGCCCGGAGTATCAGAAGCGGCCCATCCTGCATCTGTATCAACTTTTTCTCCGCCTTGCAGATCTACCTTGTCATCAAAGGAGAAAACTCCCATAGTGAAAGCAATTGTTTTAGCCCCTTTTTGCGTCACATCACGATAATAAATGTCACCATTCAACTCGTTAATATAGTCGGTATAGGTAGGATCATCCTCCGTATACGACCAAGTATCTTGATGAGAGTTCTCAACTTCTGTAGCAGTACCTAACCAGGTTTTAAGGCTAGTTTTAGTTACAGCAGAAGTAATAACATCACCGTACCAAATCTTTTTAATTCCTATAAACGGTTTCATATCTTTTTAATTTACGTTTAAGACTTCAAATAATAATTTTACATTCACATAGTAACAACATAACTCCTTATCTTCCTCTATCCCGATAGCCTCAGAAGAATACCGGTACCATGAACCGTCATATTGCCCTACAACTCCATCTTTGAACATCTCTTTAGCCTTTCTCTCCAATTCATTCAAACGAATCAAATTGGCCTTCCCCGATCTCGATAAAGGAACACAAAAATTAACTTCAACGTATCCTCTTTCCCAATAGGTATCGGGCTGTTGAGTCTTGGGATAAACTACAATCCTTTCAGCATTTACCTTACCTTCAGGTATATTACCTCTCTGGTATACTTCAGAAATTCCAAAAGACTTGCAATCCTTAAATATTATGTTCGCGATGTCTGTTGTTGCAATCATATCCAAATATCACATCTACCTTTAAACTCTTCCGAATAACACTCGGCATTTTTCTTCACTTCACCTTCTCCAACAGTATTATCGTCAGAATCCAAGCATCTTACACGGTTTCCTAGAGGAATCTTACCTCCTTCGTAGACAACATGATAGTTATAAACCCAACGCTCACCGTTTACCGACACTTCCTTCTGCTGTGAATTGTCATGGCAGAAGCAGTCAGCGACATCCTGCCAAGATTCTCCGCCTGTTCCTGGAACCGGCCGGCCATACTCGTCATTCTCTTCTGGAGTAATAACTTGCATTTGCAGTTTATGTGGAGCTGTTTCTAGCATATTACCAAAAAGTTAATTTAGCCTTATCGGTATTCAATTCATCCTCTAATCCATATTTATTGCATAAGTATGAATAATAGGACTTTACTCCATTTATATCCCAAGATAAAGACTTTGAGTGACCGTTTTCACTAACAGACTTAGATGTAGCCCGAAGGAGCAAGGATGGAATAAAGCGAGCAATAGCAACTGCTACTGTATCAATAGTGTCTTTATCAACCTCGTCCACCTCTCCGGATGAAAGAATGATTTCAAATAAGTCAGCCTCCGACAATTGAATGCCGAAGGTCTGAAACTTCTGTTTTATGTAGTCACCAGTTGTCATATTTACGCATTCATGGTGTCAAGGTCGAGAATAACGATCTTGTTTGGAGCCGTATATTCCGGAATCCATTCAGCACCATATTCCATAAAACGGCCTTCATCTGTACGTACATTAGAAATATACATACCACCTTCCGAACGAGTATAGGCCTTTCCCGGAATTGGATCAGTAATTTCATACGGAGTATGCCAGCGCATCTTTCCCTGCTTAGGCGTGGTAAACAAAGAAATACGGTTGTCTTTGAATACCTGTTTAAAAGAACCATCTGACAGTTCCACCAAATCTTCATTGATAACAATAGGAGGCAATCCCAATCCCCTGAAGATAGTCGTAGCCATCTCGCTAGACATAAGTCCGGCAGATAGTTGTACTTCTTTAGAGTCAAAGCTTTGCTTATAGAATTCGCCGAAATCTTTTGCACCAACAATACTGTTGATGAAAGTCTTACGAGACATCTCCATAGATACAAACATGCCAAACTTTGTACGTAATTCTACAACCTTTTCCATGAGATAACGTACAAAATTTAACTTATCTTTCACTTCTGGAGTGATGCGATGAACAGGAAGTACCATATCAAGCATTTCAATCCCTTGCGGATTATCATCTACCTTGACAGACGCTTTTCCGTCAGAGCGAAGATCACCGTCCACAATATCCATACGTTTGTGGGGAGCAAGCATAACTTGACGCATATCGTCTACAATATAATTGATAATATCGTCCAATGCTGCCCGTTGATCAGCAGTCTTTGCCTGATTGAACTTATTGATTAGTTCTTGCAGCATATCTAGTCTATCGTTATCCATTTGATAGCGGTCTCCTAGATAAGCTACTTCGCCATAACCGGAACCTAGAGATTTGCGTTCCCTCAAAGGTTTATTGGAATTGCGATCAATTACAGAACCGGCGGTAACACCTGTTACTGTGCCCAAATATGTTTTGAACACACGGGATTTTGTTTCTTCAAAATCAAGGTGCTTTTTCCAAAATATCTGATCTAATTTTAGAGCCTGAACGCGGTCAATAACCGCTTTTACAACTCCGGGATCATTTAGTAACGTTTGAATAGTCAAATACATAGTTCCTCCTTTCTTTAATAAGTGAACATAAATCTGTCACCCAGAGTCTCTTTATCCTTATCGGAGACAGGAACAATGAGTCTTGTCGGTCTAATCTCATATGCTTGACCAATAGCACCTACAGTCGCACCTGCTTCGACTTTAGTCCACGCATAGTTTAATGCTGTAGCCGTTGCTTTTGCCGTTTTCCCAGCTGCTGCAGTAGCTTCAAATAATACTGCACCCTTCTCAGCGGCAAGCGTTGGAGAAGCTGCAAGTGTAACGGTGTCGTATTCTGCATTGCTTTTGTCAATAGCTTCAATAGTACCACCATTTGTTCCATTACCAATATGCATACCATTGTATGCAAGAGAATTTTTCTTGATTTTCAAAGAAGTAGAACCGGCAGTAATCTTTTCAGCTACTTCAACATTAATAACAGCTTTTGCCGTCCGTTTTACAAAATCAAGAACCAAAGGGGTAAGAGGCGGAATTTGCGCAACCCCTGTTAAATTCGAAATATCCAAATTGAATCCACCAGAATAACGATATACCGTTTCAAAACGGCACATTTCTGGCATTGATGCTTCAATTGGCTTTAAATCATACTTAAAACCTGCTGGCATAATTAATCCTGTTTAGAGTTTTTAATTTCTTCTGTACCCTTATTTATCAGGCTTGCAATATCGTTGGCATCGTTCTGCCCACCATTACCTGACTCGGGAGTTCTCACATCTTGAAATCCTGCGTTGGCAAACGTTTGTTTTGCGTCCTTGAAGTAATTATCCAAGTCAGCATCTTCTGGAATGTTCAACATAGGAACAAGGTTTTCGGGAATACCATAATCCTTAGCCTTTGCAATGACCTGCTCCTGACGTGTGGCTTGTGCCTTCTCGGTTTCAAATTGAGCGAGCTTATCAGAAAGAGGCTTAACAGCCATGCTTACCGCATTTGCAATCAGAGTTGCCATATCTTCTTTCTTTTCGTCTGGAGAAGGATTGGGATTAGGAGCTGGATTCTCGATTTTCTTTCTCAATTCGTCCAATTGTTTTTGTAGACCCGTTTTTTCGTTTCTAACAGTATCAATGTCCCCTTGAAAAGCCTTCAAAAGCCCTTCGACCCCGCTAGTAGCAGTTTCTATTTGGCTTTCTTCAGTTACGGTTTTAGATAAGTAGTCAGCCACCCCGTCAAACGCTTTATCACCAAACCCAAAGGTTTTATACTTCGTTTTTAGTGCTACTAAGATTTTTTCTTTCATACTGTATGAATTTAATTTTAATTTCAACAGCATAAAATTAAGCTCTATAACGCAGATTTATAAGTATTTCCGTGAAAGAGAAATAACACTTTGCGAATAGTTACAAAATAGACATTTCTTTCATAAAACAGAGGGACAATTGGTGATAATGGTGGTGAGAAGTAAGAAATAGATTGGGGAATAAAGGAAAGGGCAAAAAGAAAGGCGGATGTTAGTCCGCCTTTATAAATTCTAATAATGATTTGTACATTTGCCAAAAATCAATAGAATGTCCCACCTGAGATTGATACTAATAAATTGTAATTTTCTTCCATCTCTTTAATTTCTTTCTTCTTAGCATCCTTTTCTTCAGGCGTGAGTTTCTTTGTCAAAGATTCCAAAAGACCTTTTCTGAATCTTTTGGCATCTTCTCCTTTAATTTCAGGAGTATCTTGAATAGGATATGTCATAATTACAACATGAATTAGTTTATTATGTATCTATATTATTAAATTTTACTCGAAATAATCGTACTGATCTATAAAAAACTGCTCTATCTCCTCTATTAAATCGGGATTTTCCTTTAATGCAATATTATTTATGAGCATATAAGCGCTTTTATCAATATTTTCTTTGTGATAAAAATGCACGTCACTAAAATAGGTTGCAACAATTCTTGCATATACTTTATATCGCTTTGTACAACTAACATCTTCATCAAACCCATTTGCCCCAATAAAACCAAAAGAGGCTTTTTGATCGTTTTGATATATAGTAAGCATAATATTGATACAAGTATTTATAATACGCCTAGGCTCATAGGTGTTAGCCATTATCCTATATTTATTCTTAGATAACGAATGATTCTTTTGGTAAAATTTCACTGCATAAATATTAAATTCATACTCTTCAACTCTAACTATATAAGTGAGATGAGATTTAGTGGATTTAAATCTATACAATGAAACAAAAAGAAGGCCTTTAGAACCCTCTTTATCTCTTTGAATAAAATAAAATGGATATGCACTTTGTAACATTACAGCAGATAAGAATATACAGGAATTCTTCTCTTCTCAAGTTCTTGTTTGGAAACGTCAGTCAATACAAACTTAATATTAGAATTGTTTTTTCTAACATCAGTAGAAGAGTCTTTTTTTAAAAAACTAGTCTTTTTCGATTTTAACTTTATATTTCCCATTTCAGATGAATTAAAATAAACTTTCTATGAGTACTACTTATAGTATCACTAACAGAATTAGTTATATCTTTGTTCGTAACACAACTTTGATACGCTATTTTGATGTTGCAAATATAAATAATACAAATCAAGATTGATTGATTGATTAGCAGATTAACTATTTATACTATCGGTTTTTAATAGTTTTTAATAGTTTTGGATAGTTTTGACTAGTCAGAAACAAAAAAAGCCCACCTTCCGGCGGGCGAAGACTGGTTAGGGAGGTGGACTACAAAACTGATTCCGAAAAGTCTAGATCGTAGCAGATCTTTCCGCTGTCGTTCCTTTTAAATACCCCGGTGCAGATTAGTTCGGGGAATCCTGGGCCTGATGTCCAAAAAGGGACGGACACTTCCTCACCTTCGATAAGTGATAAAGTTTCAGCTAGCTTATCAGCTTCTTCTTTGCATATATCTACTAGCTTTTCCATGCTGTCCGTGTTGCTACCGCAATGAACAGATAGTTCGGAGTATTGGTTTGATGTTTCCATGATTTATTTTTTGATGATTGTTTATTCCCATTACAGCATATTTATGCGGGACGCAATTCCACTGTTAGCCCCATAGCAGAGGCTATTTTATACAATGTAGCAACAGTAGGAACTGTTAGCCCACGTTCAACCCTTGAAATATAGCCTTTGTCAGCTCCAATACGCTTAGCAAGTTCTGACTGCGTAAGACGTGCATTTTTTCGGGCCTCAAGGAGTATTTGGGCGTTATATTCCTCCCATGCCTTTTCTCGATTTTTTTCACGCTCGGGAGTACCTTCTTTCCCAAGACCTTCGTCCAACCAAGCATCTACATCATAGATGTCTTTACTGATTTCTTTTAGTTCCATAATATTCCTCCTTTAATTTTAACGCCTTTTCTATTTCATTATTTGGTGTCTTTTGCGTCTTCTTCTTGAATGCATTAAAAAGAACCACAATAGTGTCACCGTCATATATGAAAAAAATACGGAATTCATTGTTTCCATAATTTACACGGAACTCATAAACTCCATCACGTATAAACTTTATAAAATGTCGTGGCATTTTATCTTCTACCTTAAACAAGTCTAATGCACGACGTATTTTATTTACTTCATCCTTGGATAACTTCTTAATGAAGTCGCTGAAATAGGTTTTATATGTGATTATCTTTCTCATGGAACAAAGATAAGAAAAGTTATACAATAATACAACTTTCATAGCTGGATATTTCAACGCAATATGAAAATTTAACTTTTGGAAAATAAAAAGCCCCGAACCTTAATTGGAACGGGGCGGGAAAATATTATTTTTCTTTTTCCATATCAATATTGTATATAACCGGATCGTATTTATTCATTTTCCCAGTTCCTAAATCAATTAGAAAACCCGGCCAAAAAAGAATATTCCATAAACTTTTAGTATTAAAGTTTGATTCAATCACCATAGGAGTGTTGGCATATCCTTCCTTCTTGGCAATAACTGTTTTATCAGCCATTTTCTTTTTGATATTTACAGTTACCGAATTACCTTCCTTTATTTCTCCCAACTTTACATTATTTGTACCATCATACAATTTAATACCGTTTTCTCCCGTGAAAGTAATGCCTTGATTAGACTTGGAGCAGATTGTCATACATGACGTAAATAGTACTGTACAACATAACAAAAACAAGATCTTTTTCATGATTGTGTATTTTAGTGTTTTACAATTATTTGGCAAATATATACTTAAAAAAACAATATCAACAAATAAATAACACACTTTTCATTGATAAGGCCTATTTTTCTTTGATTTCAGCCACAATCCTCTCTAATTCGGCTAAAGTTGTGGCGTTATAATAGTTTTTTCCGTCCTTAACTATTGCCATAAAATCTCGACTATCTCTGGCTTCTGTAAATAGTTCCCATATCTCAACATTCAGTTCTTCTGAAATTCTTTCAAGTAATTGAATAGATGTGTTCCCTTTTGATGCCCTACTCAATGTCATTTCCGTTACATCCAATTTAGCAGCTAATTCTTTTTGAGTAGTCCCCTTTAATTGACATAACTCTTTTAGTCTTATTTCCATATACTTTAAATGTTTATTGGTTTTTCTATGCAAATATAACCCTATATGTTTATTTCCATCAATCATAAACATTAAAAGTTTATCATTTCACTTTATTTAACTAGATATTCAATATTACAATAAACTTAATATGTATATTTGCATCAGAAATAAACATCAAAAGTATATAGGTATATGAAACGCTACAACTTATCAGAAATAATGCGCACCGCACATAGAACCTACAAGTATGTAGGTAAGAAGCAAGGTAAAACCTTCGGCGAGGTCCTAAAATCAACTTGGAGACTTGCCAAATTGGACGTAGCCAGACAGGAAGCGGACGCAAAACGCAAAGCTGAAGAGGAAAAGAGACTAGAATCTCTTAAAAACAGTAGACCGGCAGAGGTGGTAAGATATAACTTCTCGGGGGAAATCTATAATCCTAGTAGCAGAGGTTACATGGGCGCACATTACGTAGGAGATTAACTATTAAAATATACGGATATGATAGAAATGACAATCATCGTTTTAAGCCTGTTTGCCGGATACAAGTTGTTCGGTGACGATAACGACAGGTTTTTCATGTGCTAAGTAAGAGCGACACGATAGTATCAACACATTAAATAGAAACATTATGGAAACAAAAAGTTTGGAATTATGGTCTACCGATAGGATTGATTTGGTAGAAGCGAAAACGGTCAAGCCGTGACCTCTTCTTTGGTGGTTGCGGAGTACTTTAGGAAGGCACATAAGGATGTACTGAAAGCGATTAAAATGCTGGATTGTAGCATATTATTCAGAGAGCGCAATTTTGCGCCTTCTGAGTACACAAAGAAAAATGGGAATGTAAGCAAAACATATCCCATGTACTACATGACCCGTGACGGCTTCACCTTCCTCGCCATGGGCTTCACCGGAAAGGTAGCCGCCCAGTTCAAGGAAGCATACATCGCAGCCTTCAACGAAATGGAAGAAAAACTACGATCCGAGCGTTGCACCAAGTACGCAGAACGCATCGTAAGGAAGCAAGTCAAAGAGTTTAACCTGTCGCTACAGGAAAACTTAAAGAATGGCAGAAAAAAGCACGGAAGCACATACGGAGGTCTGATACCTTACGGGAAAGAAAAAGTGGTATATAATCCAAAAGAAAGCATGGAATCCAATTTAAAGCGGATATTCGGGCAAGTACGTGAAATGTGCAAAGACGGATTCTTGATGTCCGCACTCGCTGTCGAGACAAACAAGGTGCTACAAGAGTTTATAAATAAAGAGTAAGTCAGGGGATTTCGGTCCGACACTGAAGTTGACGCCAATCAGCGGGAAAGGGTAGCTTTAGGGCTACCCTTTTTTATGCCCTAACGTTAAATAATGTAGTAAATCACAATATTTCCCTCTTTTTATTTGGAGCATATCACATTAACTACTATCTTTGTAACATCAAAATAAGAAACAAAGTATTAACAACTAAAAACATAAAGATCATGAAGACGTTTGAATTTAACAACGAGACAATTACTATCGAGAAAACAGGTTACGGACAGTATGTATTAAGCGGTTTGGGTATCTCAGTGCATTGTACGGACTCTGAGATCTGGGATTGGTGTGATGACGATGAAAACGAAGATAAGCATTTGGCGGCCAAAGAGTCTGCGTACAGACTGCTTGTAAATTCTTTGTAAAACAAAAAACAAACAACATGGAAAAAGTGAGTAAAAAAAGAGGAAAGATTATCACAGACCGAGAAGAACTGCTTGTTTGTCAGCAATATAAGGATGGATGGACACTTAGAAAGATAGCGACGTATGCTAACATCTCCCAGACAACCGTGATGGCGATCTTAAGGAGAAGGGAGATCCCTCTCCGGAACGGAAAACAGATCACTGAAGAGCAGGAAAAACAGGTGATAGATCTGTATCTGTCAGGAGGAAAGATTAAAGAGATAATGTCAAAAACCGGCGTAAAGTCTGAACAGACGATTTACCGGATCATCAACAATTCTGGAGTAGATAAGAGGAGGTAACAATTACTCCTTTAATCGTTAAAAGATGTAGTAAATCACAATATTTCTTCTGTTTTGTTTGGAGCGTATCACAATAATACTTATCTTTGTAATATCAAAATAAGAGATAAAGTAATAAAAAATAAAAAAATTATGAAGACTTTAAACATCAACGAAATCGTAGAAGCAGCAAAAACAATCGCTAAAGAAAGAGGTGAAAACATCTTCTTCGGAGTAAGAGGGAATATCATCGAAGGCTGTCGCAATCGTAAGACTTCTGAAGAATACGAGTTTGATGTTGAGAATGAAGAGTCTATCTATGATAATACAAGAGATGAGGTTGCTACTTCTATTATCCTTGAAGCAATTGATTCATTAAAAGGTGATGATGAAGTTGTTGTTGAGTTTGAAGAGGCAGAAGAATCTGAATCAGTTGAAACATCAAATATTAATATTAATCCTTGCAATGAGTACTTCCTTCGTTTTACAGAAGACGCTGAAGGTGATCTGAGAAGAGGAACCTCTTTGTTTAAAACAGGCAGCATGGATAAAGCTGTAGAGCTTGCGGGTCTGTGTGGATTCTCAATCGACTTAGTAGGACTTTCTAAGTCAGAGATTGAGAGAAAGGTTGCCAGATATGCAAACATGTTTGCTTATTACTCTAAAGGATGTAAGGCTGTTATTTTTGAAGGTGAAACAATTGAGAATAACAAGAATGGAGAAGGTGTTGTATTCAAGCCTTACAGAATAGAAGGATTTGTAAAATTCTAAGATATATCAAAAGGCCTTGCCGTAATCTTGCCGTTATTGCTTAATTACCCTTACCATAACCTTACCACTTTCAAGTGGGCTGTTTGGTAAAATATCAATACACAAATTTCTACCATGCCTCACTCTGTAAAATATTGTTACCCCACCCTTGCTTCGAGGCAGGACAACCCCACCCTTGCTTCGAGGCAGGATTGTCCTATTTTTCCTCTTATTTTTGTATAATCCCCGTGATTTTTCTGACTAAGTAGTCTCATTTTTGGTCTGTTTGTCTGATTTCTTTTCCCCTTTTTCCTCTTCTTCGATCTCTTTTAGAACTTCGTCTACCCTTTCGGCATTACCGGCAAACAATATACCTTCTCTCCGAGACCAAACCTTACCATTTATTGCGCTAACTGCCGTTGTTACCCGTTCGTCAATATCATCAATCATATATGGGACCAAGTCTACGTCTATGTCGATAGTCTGTGAAGCTTTATTGAACTCTGAAGGATTGACATCAGCTAAAGCAGACACAAGAAAGTTGATTCTACGCTGAAAGAACTCCCCTATTACTTCTGCGTGATTCGAAACAGCCATATGTGCACCCATAAAGATGTATCTAAAAGCTCTTCCTGAAATAGCATTGCCAAGCCCTTTTAACTCCTGTGGAGATATTCGCGGAGTGTTAGTTAAATCGTATGCTTTGTTAGTAAGCCCTTCAAGTTCCAGCTTAACTGTATCCGGAACTTGGTTCCAGGTCAGATATTGAGCATTCGCTTTTTCTCCGGTTAATTGTATGATCCTGTTGCGTTTCTTCCCTGTGAAGTTAGAGACATCGCCAAAAAGCATTAAATATGGGAAGAAATGGTAATCTATACAATCGGCATAGCTAGATAATATCTTTTCGATTCGTACACGTATGGTCTTTATTTTATGACAGTAAGTTTCCGGACGATAACCATACAATACAGGGAGTTTTCTAAAACCATGCCGGAAGGATTTTTCCTCCACAGCTTCCCATCCATTTGTATTCTCCCAATGGTAAACATGACTGGAAGTAACTGTTTGAAAACAAACAATTTCTACATCATCTAAATCCTTCTTCTTATATTCACGAGAAAAAGCAACTAAGTCTCCCGCATCATCAAAGAACGGATAAAGTTTGTCTCCTCTAAAAGGAGACCAGATGACACTACGCAGTTTATTTTGAGGTCTCACCTTACCCCCAAAAGTTTTTTGTATCTTATTCCAAAATTTGAGCCAAAAAGAATCATCTTTTACCGCATACCAATATTCGGCACATTCCTGTTCAGACAGCCATGAACGAACTATACGCTTGTTTTGGTATTGAATTTTATTTTTTTTGAGGACTTGCTGAATTGCATAAAAAAGAGCTTTTTCGCTTTCATTAGATGGAGAACAATCCATTTTAGGTTCAGTTCCTACCGTAAATGCTGTTTGAATATTAGTTATATCTTGCTCCAGCGGAATAGAAATACGGTTACACGGTTCTGTACGTTTTTTAGGAGGAATGGTAATGCTTTTGCCGTTAGTATCATCCCATTCTTCTCTTCCTTTTTCTTCCACAATTTCTATATCAGGATATTTTTCTTTATCCACAATGATTTCATGCAAATCAGCATTCCAATCTTTCCAGTTTTCACAGGTGTTAGGTTCCTCTGTTCTCCGTCCTTTTTTTAAATATCCGATCTTCTGATCTACATCTTCTAGTGCTAAAATGTCCTCTAATGTCATAGCTATATATTTTTAATGATTAAACGCTTCTAAACCTTTTGAAACCTGCTTTCTTCCCATCAATTCCATCATACAACAATAGCGCACTTCGTCAATAATATGATTATAATCATCTACAGGAACGTTAAGCCATTTGCCATTTTTATCCTGTTGATACGTGTAATTATCCAATTCTTTTTTAGCATTAATGGAATTCTCGGTTATATACAGTTTCTTTGATTTCATAAAATCGATTCCTGCTTCTACCGATCCATGATATTTTTCGACTGGCTGTATATTAAATCCCGCATTATATATTTCAGCGATCAAACGTGGATCAGCGCTTTCTGACCATATTTTCAATCTAGGCATCCTCTTAAACTTCTTGATGATATCAGTAGAAAGAAGGTTTGTTTCATAAAATTTTTCATCTATATAAATAGCATTATCTAAAAAGCCATTTTCAGAACAAGCAGTAGGATCATTTGAGTATCCAAAATCAAGCCCATACCACCTGCGTTTTACCCAAATAGGTACTTCTTTAATAATTGTATAGTTCTCAAAGATAAGACCTTCGATCTTAGACCTCTTTCCTAATCCATATATAAGCCATTTTCTCTTATCTGCAGTCCCTTGCGAATAATTATACTCTGTAGGTTCATATGATTCAATCTTGCGCTTCATATTGGCTGGAATAAATGGATTATCCAACATCGTTGAATGATCAAAGTAGCAATCTTCACGTGTACATACATTGTCATATATCCAGTGCTCTTCTGCCGAAGGGTTATAATCAAGTATTGAAAACCGCGCACATCTTTGTTCTAACTGGTCAAAATCATCTTTAGAAGCTTCCATCGCCTCATTTATCCAAAAGATATCAGAAGTCAGACCATGCAGCCTTTGAACATCATCAAGCCCCACAAACTCAAATGAAGTAGAATACATTTGTATCGTTTTTAAGGTGTTGTTAATCTTGCAATCATTGTATAATCCCGTTTCAAGAAGTATGTTTTTAAAATCGGTCCACACTGTTGAAGATAGCCATGTCCCTTTCTTTCTAGCAATTACGATTCTATTTGAACGTTGCCAGTTATTTATTGCATAAACAATAAAAAATTGTATAAGTGAATATGTTTTTGATGAGCGTGATCCCCCTTCGAATACATAGACATTAAACCTGTTACTCTCCAAAGCAGACATGGCCCTATGAAAAACAGGTGTGCAATTTATATTTAGTTCAGCAACTCCCACTATTATTCAAATTAGTTTGCTTATCCTGCAGTTCCAAATCCTCTTTTTTATTATAAACCACATTGACATTAACGTTAGCTGGAGGAGCTATTGACGATCCGTTAGAAGTAACATCCATCTTTTCCGGCGCATCCCAACCTAACATCTTACAAATGCGTTCTATGGCTTTTAATTTATCATGAAGCTCTATTTTCACATATTCCACATCCACAATTTCTGGATCATCACTTGTGCCAATATTCTTTTTTAAGATCTTAGTTGATATACTCTTTATCGCAGATTTTTGCTTTGAAGTAAGTTTATCAAATTCCGCCCTTTCTATCCAGCTATTATGCATATCTGCAATAGAGGAAAAAGCGATACTTGACAATTCATCTAATATCTTTTCCTTAGTAATATCAGATTTGTTTTTTTGCTCTTCCTGTAATTCCCGAACCCTTGTCACAATATTGCCGTTATTCAACAATTCAACAGCTTTACGATTTATTGATTCATCTTTCATATTAGAGCAGGAATACGCACGTCGATAAGCCTCAGATGCATTACCGCACTCGAGGTAGTAATTACAGAAGTTTTCTTGCTTAACAGATAATTTCGCCATGTTTTTAGCTTATTATTTTTTCAGCCTCCAAATGATACATAATCTCAGTGTAAAGGTAATCCAGTTCTTCCCTAAAATCCTTATAAGTCTTATAGTAAGAAATAACACTATCGCAATAGTGCGAAATTGATGGTAGGCAATTTACATTAATAGCTTTTGCTATTCCTTTTCTAAGCCCTTTGGGAAGTTGTTCATCAAATAATATAGTAGCAGGAGAATACAGACGCAAAATAACAAAACAAAAACGTTTTTTTTGGATAACACTTCCCTTAATCGCTTTAGAATTTCTGTACGATTCTATATAATTAAACATTGAATATATGTGCTCAATGTGAATAAGACTGGTTAATACAGGAGTGGATATTAAATCTTTTCTTTGAGATAATGACATTTGAAGCTCTCTAATAGATTTAGCTTCTGAAATTTGCTCAATCATAGTACTATAGTTTAGAAATTAATAGTATATTTGTACTATTAATTGAGAAAAGAGGATCTATCTGGTGGTTCGGGGGGTCCTCTTTTATTTTGCTTTTCTCGCCCACATATGAGCGTTGTACAGAGCATAGGCGTACATCTTAAGCTCCCTGCTGTTGCTTATATACTCTACCTTCATTGCAGCCTTCAAGCATTCCGCCAGAAGGTCATAGTCTATTCCTTGGTTCATATTTTCTCCTTCCTATTATTGCTTTCGTTTTTACTTTGATCATTTCGATTATCCTTCACATCTTCCCAAGCAGTCACTATTGATCAGAATAGGTTTAACGCTGTTACCACTACAAGAATTCCTGTCAACCATTCTATTCCCAGATGGTAAGATATCAAACAAGATATAAATGACAGCCAAAATGTTATCTCTTCAAATTGATAGTCTTTCATTTTATCGCCCCCTACCATCTTCTAAATAATCACTCATCTTCTCATACTCTTCACAGGTTATTTCCTTCCAAAAGGTAATCACACATCGCTTTTTATAGGTTTCCTGAAGAAACTTATGCATTTCTGCTAAATTGAAACAACCATCATCAGCATAACGTATTCCGGACCCGAAGAAGCCTTTACTTTGAAAGGCATAATAGTAGTACTTTTCCATTTTATTCCTCCTTGATTAATTGTGGGTGATCGTAGATGTTGCCTACAATCTCTTCCGTTACATTGTAGTCACAGAATGGTAATATTTTGCCATCCACTTCTCCGACATATCCAAAGCATCCGTCTTTTATGCCTACTTTATTGTATGTATTTTCATATCCATCGTTGCCCACCAACAAGATATCACCTTCGTAGATTTCTTTGCCATTCTTGTCATACAAGCCGGTGAACTGTCCTATGGTTTCAGTACAAACCTCATACATACCGATACTTCTCCCTATTTCGATATCGTTTAAGGATGGAATGACGGCATATCTATCCTTTTCGATCTTAATGAGAGAGCCATACAGCCACTCTTCATCGTATATGCTTTTTTCCTCTGAATTTTATTGTACGATTCATATTTACTTCTCCGTTTTAAGTTCTTTCAATATTTTCTTCGCTATCTCATAATGATTCAACTGCCAACTAGTATAAACATCATCTGTATGTTCGTCGTAATGGTTGGCGTATACGTATGCATTCAAGTTTTCACGAAAGGATTCACCGTCTAAACCTGAATCATCACAATCATCGTACATATTCAATTCATGAGCTACCTCATTACATTCTTGATGTGTGACAAAGTCATAGATAGTTCCATCATAGACATTTGTCTGACGGACATATTTTTGTCCTATTGCTATCTTTTCACAACAAAACTCACACCTATGTTCTTTCTTGGCTGTTGGATAAGTTTCTCTTAGTATTGTTGGCATAATCATTTTCCTTTAAGTTTCTTCCTTGATTTATTTTGAGTATTTATTCTTCGGGGAATAATCCATCTGAAAATTTTATTAACGCTTCAACTTTTCCCAACTCAATCTCATAAGCATAAAACTCTTTATCAATAATCTCCATGAGCTCCTGAAAATCATTTGTATTATAATTCTGCTTTATAGATTCAACTACGTTTACTCCATCCGAAAACCAATCGGGATTAAGCTCTTTTAGCTTTCGCATAGCTGTTGGAATTTGATGTGTATAAAGGTTTTCGGAGAATATGAAATTTAGCATTTCATATACATCATCCATTTTTGTTGATAACCTCCCATCTAATATGGTAAAAGCCTTTTTAAGTGATACTCTCATTTTATTTCTCCTTTCTCTTTAATTCGTTACCATTTGTACATTAATTTTTTCTTCAAACTCCGCAATGATACAGTCTGCATCACCGCCATGTACCCAATTCTCTAAAACGGAGGAAAGGATTTCAATTGCTTGTTCTTTCTCCCATTTTGCGCCAGCTTTAAATCCGGACTTATAAATAACTTGTCCAACTATATTATATCCTTCAGCTCCTTGTTTAGCGGCTTCTTCTAATGTCTGTTTCATAATTTATTTTTTTTAATTATTCATTTTGAAAATCATCAATCTCATATTCCCATTCCATTGCATCCGCTTCTCGAATATTATCACTAAGCCATTCTTTTGCGTTTTCAAGCTCATCATCCCATTCAGGTACATCACCACCTTCATCATAGGCTTTAGCTAATTCATTATAAACTTCGTCAGGGACTTCAACATTTCCAAGCCCAACTCGATAAGTTACTTTGATTGTTAAATCTTTAATATTCTTCATATTTCCTCCTCTCTATATTCAAAGGGACCGTCATATCCCATTCCTTTAAGACGTTGTGTAAACTCTTCGACTGAATCATTTAATGGGTGTAGCAATCTAAAACATCCTGGAAAGGTCTAAGATAATGACTCAATACATCTAGAGCTTCTTGTTCACCCTTCACTTCTCCAAATTCCTTTTTACAAAGGTTTATATAGTCTTCCCTTGTCATGTTAATGTTAGTCACTGTATCAACAATTGTGCTGAAGCGACAGAAAAAACCATTGGGCTGTTGAGCTACAAATGATGGCATGATTCCTCCTTTCCTTTAAAGTGTTCTATTAGCTCTTCTACTGTAGCCTTATGATAATTGTCCACATTAAGGTCGTTAGGCATTCCATAAAAGTCTATGCCCGATAATCCACCGTCAGAACCGTCTCGATATATACCCCAATCTCCTTTGCCGTTGATAAACATTTGGTTGTTATCAGTATCATCTCTCAGTGCGGCAATAGCAAGGAACAGGGTTCTATTATATTTGCAATCATACGCAACCTCATCATCTGTAATATTGGATGCGAACGTTGTGAAATATACTCCATGTTCAGTATCTGTATATATTATATCGTGATGATTTGAGGAACCTGCGTTTTTATACCCTATATCTTCTAACTTCTTACGGAGTTCCTCCGTATTTTTTCTAATAAAACATGGTGTTGTAAATCCCATAGTTAGTTCCTTTCTGATTTGTTTTACTCTATTCGATTTAAAATTTCTTTCTGTATAACCTCTTTCGCATTAAAGTGAAAAAGTCCTTTTTTCAAACGTCTAACATCCTGCATCGACATTTCATTTATATAAAAGTAAAAGGCTTCATACTGATCACTGAAATTCTTAGCAAGAACATTATTAGGCTTGTTGTTCATGTTTCGTTCAATGGCGACAATCATACGCTTTGCATAGCCAGGAAACATCTTAAATTCAGTCCGCATCTGCTTGCATCCAGCAAGGGGGCAACCAACGCAACCATGACGGGAGAGATTGTAAGGCGCATCGTAATACTTGGAATATGGAAGCCCGTATTTCCGGATATATTTCCAAACATCAACTTCTGACCATGTTAGAATAGGAAGAATATGCTTTGCACCTTTCATCCACTTACGTATATCGCATTGCTCTGGTTCATATAATGCTCTAGATTGGCTTTCTCCTGCCCTCATTCCTTCGATGGTACGCTGACCGATACCGTATTGCTCCTTCAACTTTTCACAGCAAAAACGCCTCATTCTACTGGGTAGTCCTTTGTTTTCAACCAACTGAAAGAATGATTTCTTTGGATGAAGTATTTGAACATGTGAATAGTTCTTCTTTATAAAACTGATTGTGCCAGGTGGATCAACCGTTGTATTTGCGTAAAAAGCATTATACTTTATACCAGAACGCTCTGCAAGGTCAAGAATTACAACACTATCTTTGCCGCCAGAAAAGCCTAAACACATCGGATCGTCACGTTCCATGCTGCGAAGAAAGTCGATTGCTTGCTGCTCCTTTTTATTCATTTCTAATTTGTTATACTCCAATTATCTTATCGTTGATACGAAATATGTTGTCACTCACAA